GACATTTGTGCGGAATAGCATACCAAGGCGGCCACAGGGACTCCTAACCATACAGCGGGGGGTGGCGTACGGGTGGGTTCGGCCTATCCCCAATTCTGAAATGTTAGGGAATCCCTAACAGATCGTGACAGATCGTGCCATTACCTTGACAATCATGCCATGCTTTGTTACAGTAGAGGCCTCGGTTCAGACAACGTCTTGATTGTCTGCCGGGTAATCCTCAAAGGAACTGAAATGAAAGCAACAGCTAAACTCTCTACCGCAACCATCAACGCCATCGGCGCATGGGCAGGTCAATCGGTCAAGGTGGACAATGCGAAGCTCAAAGCAGTTGACAGCCTCCATGCTGACGGCGTGACAGCCGCCATGCTTGTGGCACCTGCTAAGGGTGAAAGCACTGTCTTGTTTGACAGCGTGAAGGTCAGCATCGTGATGGGCTTCACGGCCACGGTGCAAGCCTTGTTGAAGAAGGACACGAAGGGGCTCAGCGAAGCTCAGAAAGAAAGCAAGCGTTACTGGCAACAGCAGATCGGCTCGAAGCTCAAAGACTTGCGCAATGCACTGACACGGCGCGAAGCGCAGGGCGCTGAGTCTGACGGCGCAGGCGCTGACAAGTCAACGTGGGAAAGCACGAAGCGCAAAGTGCTCAGCGAGATGATCGCTCAGGCTCAGAAGAAGGAGAGCACGACAATACGTGACATCGGGTCTTTCATCAAAGACTTGCAGTCAGCACTGGCAAGAATCCCAGCCAACGCCTAACAAGGCACCACGAAGCCCCCAGAAATGGGGGCTTTTTTTTGTCCAAAATTCCTGCACCCCAATACTTGTTAGGGACTCCCTAACAAAAGATACCAGTTCCTGAAGCGGCGGCGAGTGGCACGAGCGGCCCCGAAGGGGGCAGACGAGCGTTACGTGCCCCGCGCCATGAGCCACAGGCTCACACACTCACTATAACAAGCCATCACGTGATACGCCACGTGGTTAGTTCCCGGCTTGTTAGGGGGCTCCCTAACACGTGAAACCAGTTCCTAAAGCGGCGGCGAGCCCCAACTGTTCGTTTTTCAGACTGTTCTAATGTTCGCGTTTGATGATTGTTCTATTGTTCGTTTTCGTTGGGTTTGTATTGTTCGTTTTGCTCAAATGGCTAACATGTTTTTTATTCCCCCTAATGTTCGTTTTTACCCCCTAATGTTCCGCAATGTTCTTGCAATGTTCGTTTTTACAAGAACAATATAAATGGCGTACTCAGGCATTACATCAGGTATTACTTGCACTCTGATATGAACTCTATTTCTATATACTCTATACCTTAATTATGAATACTTTTAGATATGTTCGTTTTCTCCAGAAATGTCCGAAGGGTATTTTTTGACTTTTTCAAACACACCATAACCATTTATAGGATAACTTTTTTGGGGGAAAAGGCCCGAGGGGCGGGGTATGTCTTTTTTGACGGTACTTTTAGAACAGTGTTGTAAATCAAGGACTTGCACAGCTACATTACAAGAACATTTACTAAACAAAGGAACTCTACACACCCACTCACCAAACATTGACAAACACCACGATATGGTATATAATGATAGTTCAAGTCGAGTAATGTTCGTTTTTACCCGTCTTGTAATGTTCGTGTTAGGGAATCCCTAACAAGTTATCACGTGTTACACCACAGTCATGAAAGGACTAACCCATGGGACACAATCGTTTAATTACCGAGCCACTTTTGGCCGACCTCGCCGACCTCTTGGAGTATGTCGGTGCACAGGAAGTCACTCACTACGAGCAGACCCTTGCCGACCACGGCAACGCCGACCACCACATCTACACCCGAGTCCTGCGCCTCCAAGCATGGCTTGACAACAAGAAAGGTGCATGATGGGACACAATCGCCGCCTCAAACCTCGGTGCGTCATCTGCGACGACATCTATTCAGCCAAGCGAGCCAACGCTGGCTATCACATCTGCATGCCATGCGGCGATGCACAAGCACGTGCATCCATCCGCACCATCGTGCCCATGCACAAGAGCAACTACATGCTCATCACCGACCTTGACGACCTCAAGGGTATCAACAACAAAGGCGGCTTGCACCGCTAAGGACTCACCATGAAACAAGCCGAGGACATCTACACAATGGACTTGTTAGGGAATCCCCTAACAGCCGCACAACAACTGGCCGTGATGAAACACGAGTCTTTCCACGCCATGCGTGACATCATGGAGGCCGAGCGCAAAGCCAAGGTGCAACCCAACAAGTACCGCTTCCGGTTCTACATCACCACCCGTGACGGTGCAACGACCGAGTGGACTGGCCTGACAGCCAAACGCGCCAAGGACATGTACGCTTACACGTCACAGTCACAGCCAAGCAACGTCACCGGATTCGGATGGGAGGAATTGAAATGACCGATGACCCGAAGGCCACCGCCGAACGCATGATGAGCATGTACAAGCACAGCAAGTACACACCCGCAGAACGGGCGACCGACCATGCGTTTGCATACGACAGCCACGAGGCAGGGCGCAAGTTCTGGATTGCGGTTCTTAACCACATGAACCAAACGAAGGACACACAATGAAACATCTTTGGACGCAATACCTCAAACCACTCTTGCTTTGGCTACTTCAAGGTCTCGCTGGCGCGGCGCTGATGGCGTTCTTCCTGTTCATGTTCTTGGAGTGGGCCGCAGGGTGCGGCGAGACATACACCGACAGCAAGGGCAAGGTGCACATCAACGAGTGCGTGTGGGTATCGAAGGTACCTGACAGAACTTAACAGACAGTGTGAAAACATTGACAAACGTAGCAGACTATGCTACAATACAACCATCGACTCGGAATTCGCCTTGTCGATAAACAAACCCAAACCCAGTTAGGGAATCCCTAACAAACAAGGAAACGAAATGACAAACACATCTATCCCCTCAATCTCCAGCGCCGCCATGCTGGTCGAACTCAGCATCGGTACATGGACTGGCCGCAAGCTCGACAAGCGTGCATCACAGGATGTCACGTCACAGAACAACGCTGACAAGGGTGTGGCCAACGTGCACAAGAAGCTCCTCGGTGACTGCGCCGAATTGGATGCGGTGCAGAAGTTCACGGCCAATGCCCGTAACGTGCACTACGCATGCACCATGCCTTGGTCTGACACAGGTCTGCGTCTGCTCCCGACAACACAATACTTCAAGTATCACCAAGAGATGACAGCATTGCAAAGCGAATACCAACGCCTCGTGCAAGCGTTCCTCGATGCCTACTCGTGGGAGATTCAGAACGCCCAACTCAAGCTCGGCGCACTGTTCAACCCTGACGAGTACCCGACAGCGGACAGCCTCATCCACAAGTTCCGCTTCAAGATGAACTACATGCCCCTGCCTGATGCGGGTGACTGGCGTGTGTCCATCGGTGACGAGACCGAGAGCGCCCTGCGTTCTCAGTACGAGGGCTACTACGCACAGCAGTTGCAAACCGCGATGGGCGATGTATGGCGCAGAGCGCACGATGCACTGACAAAGATGTCAGAGCGCCTCGACTATGCCGATGACACCACACGCAAGGTGTTCCGCGATTCACTCGTGTCCAACGTGACGGACATCATCGAACTGCTCGGTGCATGTAACGTGACAGGCGACCCCGTGATGTCAGCCGCACAGCGTGACCTCGACGAAGCCATGCGTGGCATCACACCCGATGCCCTGCGTGAAGACCCCTACCTCCGCGCCGAGACCCGCCGCAAGGTCAACGAGGTGCGCAAGACCATCGACAACCTGCCGAGCCTCGGCTGGTAACAAGTTAGGGACTCCCTAACAACTTAACCTAACCAAACAGAAAGAAACATCATGTCTAATCAAGCTATTGCAATGTACTCCCTCGGGCTCGACCAAATCGAGACAGCCATCCGTGTCGGTGGCAACAAGCGTACCGTCCTTGTGCAAGGTCACATGGGTACAGGCAAGTCATCCCTGCTCAAGACCTTGGGCAAGGCACTGCCACAACACATCATGTGCTACTTTGACTGCACGACCAAGGACTTGGGCGACATCACCATCCCTCAGTTGCAGACCATTGACGACCAAGGGTATGTGCGCTACGTGACCAACGAGGAACTCGGCTTGCACTTAGGGAAAGACATCATCCTGATGGTGGACGAGTACGGCAAGGCAAACCCTGCCGTGAAGAACGCCATGCTCCGGCTCTTGCTCGAACGCAAGATGGGTGGTTACACGTTAACCGACAAGTCTGTGGTGTTTGCCACGACCAACCTCGGCGCAGAGGGTGTGGGCGACCTGCTCCCTCCCCATGCACGTAACCGTATGACTGTGGTCACATCACGCAAGCCGTCAAACATGGAATGGATTGAGTGGGGTGTCAACAACGGTGTCGATCACACGTTGCTCGGATGGTGCAAGGACAACCCTCAGTTGTTCCACTCGTTCGAGGATGTCAAAGACCCTGAACAGAACCCGTACATCTATCACCCCAAGCAACAGCGCACTGCGTTCGTCACGCCTCGTTCACTCGAAGCCGCATCGGATTGGTTGAAGGGCCGCGATGGTGTGGACGATCAAACTATGACAGCTTTGCTCATGGGCACCATCGGTGAACGCGGAGCGATGGACTTGATGGCGTTCGTCAAACTGTCTGATCAGTTGCCATCATTGGAGTCAATCAAGAAAGACCCGATGAATGCCAAGGTGCCTGACAGCGCGGCGGCGGTGTGCATGGTGGTGTATCGCTCGTTGTCTGTCATCGACCGTGACTGGATTGATGCGTGGATGGACTACATGGTGCGCCTCGACAAAGAAGCCCAAGGCATGTTTGCCAACGGTGTGCGCAACCCCAAGTATGCCAAGCAGTCTGTGGTCATGACCAACAAGAAGTTCACAGCGTGGGCAATGGCGAACAACTACATGTTCGCGGCGGACAAGAAATAAGTTAGGGACTCCCTAACAACTAAGGACACGGTATGAGATTCCTCGGATGGGCTTTCGTGCTTTGCACACTGGCGGGGATGGTCGGACTCATCGACTTCCACGTATGTATCAAAGGCGCTGGCGAATGTCAGTGCATCAAGGAGAAATGAAATGCTGATGATAGGCAAACAACTAACCGCTGAGCAACGGCTCAGCAAGGCAGTGGTGGACATCATGGGTTCGCCCAAGTATGTCGCCCTCGCTGGCGTACTGATGATCGGCTCACGCACAGTGGACGACAAGACCAAGACCGCATGCACCAACGGGCGTGATGAGATGTATGGACGTGCGTTCATTGAGACCCTCAGTGATGCAGAGCTACGGTTCCTCGTGTTGCACGAGTGCTACCACAAACTGTATCGGCACCTGACTACGTGGCGTCATCTGTATGAGGACAACGCACAGCTTGCGAATGCGGCGTGCGACTACGTGATCAACATCAAGCTGACCGATGACAACAGCGATGGCTTTGCCATCATGCCCAAGGTCGGACTGTGTGATGCCAAGTACCGTGGCATGGACAGCGCACAGGTGTACAAGTTATTGAAGGACGACCAACAGGATTCCGGGGGCGGGCAAGGTGGCGGCTCGGGTGATGGTGACGGCTCAGGCGCACCCTCGGGAACTGGTCTCGATGATCACGACTGGGAGGGCGCTCGGGACATGACTCCTGAGCAAGGCAAGCAGTTAGCACGTGACCTCGATGAAGCGATACGTCAAGGCGCACTGGCGGCTGGCAAGCTCGGCTCGGGTGGTGATCGGATGTTCGATGACTTGCTCGAAACCAAGATCGACTGGCGCGAGATGTTGCGTGAGTTCATTGCCACAACGTGTCAGGGTAGCGACTACTCGACGTGGCGGCGGCCCAACCGTAGGTTCGTGTCATCGGGCTATTACATGCCATCGGGTGTGAGCGAACAGGTGGGTGAGTTGGTCATTGCCATCGACACATCGGGCTCCATCGGTGGGCGCGAGTTGTCCAAGTTCTTGGGCGAGGTCAAGGGTATCTGTGATCAGGTCAACCCTGACGTAGTGCGCCTCTTGTATTGGGACACCGAGGTGTGTGCGGACGAGAAGTACGTTGGCACTGAGGTAGCGAACATCATCCAATCGACCAAACCTGCGGGTGGTGGTGGCACTGTGGTGGAGTGTGTGCCTGAGTACATGACACAGCATGGTGTTAAACCGCAAGCGGTGATCGTGTTGACTGACGGCTACCTCGGTGGTTCGTGGGGTCAGTGGGCATGCCCCGTACTGTGGTGCATCGTTGGTAACAGGAACGCCCGACCTGATGTGGGCAAGTATGTACACGTGGAGGACTGGTCATGATTGAGATTACTTTGACTGAGATGGCGTTGTTCGCATGGGCGGTACTCGCAACTGCGGCGATGTTCAAGTACAAGGACGAGGCGCGTTCATTGAAACGCATGATGGTGATGTTCATTGAGAGCAAGGAAGCGCGTGAGCAACTCGTTGCCGCGCATGCCAAGTTCATGGAGGAGCGGTCATGACTGAGCAAATTAAACCGTGCCCGTTCTGTGGTGGGCATGAGGTAGAAATACGTGAACGCAACTCGACAACGGGTGTGTTCTCTGTATCGGTACTGCACTGGTGCAAAGATGGGGGCAAGCCTGTGCTCAAACCCATCGAGTGCATGGGGCGTACACGTGACGAAGCAGTGCGACTGTGGAACAGACGCGCTTAACCAGCCACGCAGTGGCTAACCCAAACCAAGTTAGGGACTCCCTAACAAACAAGGAAACGAAGATGAGATTCAATACATTCAACGAGGTGGTCAAGTGGTACGAACAAACCAAGCCACTTGTCAGCAAGAACCACACGCTATCAGATGACATCCGACCTGTCGGTGATCGCAAGCGCAAGTGGGAGCGCATCCGTAAGGTGGATGCAGAGACCTATTGCTTGCTCGATGGGTACTACGGTAGCACCATGTACAACAGTAACCGAGGCGATGCACAGTACGAGCAGGACATGGCACCGATCATGTGGAAGCGTGAGGCCGATGGTGATTACATCTATGTACGCAACGGCACGAAGGGCTCCGTTCCGTTCGGACGCTATAAGTTCTTGCAGTGGTGCCTGCCGAATGATGTGGCGTTCAGGTACAACCAACAGGGCAAGCATTGGCTACGCACCAAGACACCGACAGGGTGGGAGGATTTCCCCTTGCCCAAGACGAATTACAGGTGGGACTACCAACTCAAGGAAGTGGGCCGCGATGACGGCAAGCGCCTGAAGTTTCGGGTCAACGAGGATGGCACGTTCACACGTGTCGGTGAAGTATTCAAAGTGGAGAGAACGACTGTGGACAAAGAACTCAAGAAGCAATGGAAGGAACGCATCGACTCGTTCTACACACAAGCGGCGGCGTTGGCACCTATGCTCGACACCTCGTGGAACGGACGCAACGAGTACCGCACCGTTATCTCCGAGTGGGGCAAAGAGAACGGCTTTGATGTACCGCAGTGGGGTGGGCTCAACCACGTACCGAGTGCACTGGCGCGGTATATCGTGGAGCAAGAAGATCATCCCCTGCGCATCCCGTTGATGGCGTTGGTGATCAATGACATCGGTGGCAAACGTGTCATCGAGAGCAAGGACGACCTGATGAAGATCAAGTCCTCATACAACCGCATGATGAACAAGTTGTTAGGCATGTACGAAACGAAGGAGGTTTGAAATGAGCTACGACCACACACGAGTAGATGTTATCGAGAAGAAGACCAAGGCTTTGCTGTCCGCACTGGCTAATAGTGTTGAGACAGTAAATGCGGGTGACCCGCCCATACCTATGGTGGACGGCATCCCCGTCACAGGCCCGTTGCTGAACTTCTGCACCGAAATACGCAAGGTCAACCGCCATGTGAAGTTCGGCGTGGGCAATCGCGCCAAGAACAGTTGGGGGCATGGTGGCCCGAACAGGTTGCTGGAGTTGTACGTGTACATGGAAGGGCACACCTACGCCATGATGAAGATCGGGTACGCCGACTACACCGTGAAGAACACAGGTGATGTCAAGTACATGGTCTATGCGCGGATGATCAGCAATGACAAGTTCCGCGAGGACAAAGATCAGTATTACATGGCAACGGCGGAGAACATCGAACGTGCCGTCAAGAACGTGAAGAAGTACATGCGCCCGTACTCACCCGTTGAGTGTGCAAGCATGACGTTTGACAGCATCCGCAATCAGTTCTCAGCAGTCGTGTCGAACGTGTCGTCTGGGTTGTCTTCAGTGCGGTACGACATCACAAACTCTGTGCACCTACGTGCTGAGTTGTTTCACATGGTTGATGTGGGGTACGAGTTCTTGTCCGAAGACTTCAAGGGCATGATCATCAAGTGGCGTGAGGCGTACCAAGAAGATCAGGTGTCTCGTGGCCGTGCCCTGCATGCGTACTACGTGAATGTCCGTATACACCGCGAAGAGATGATGTGTGACGTGATCGAGGTACTGGATGCCAACAAGCGTTCACGCCTCGACAACCACATGCCTGTGGTCACGTACAAGATGGAGGAGTTGCCCGAGCACATCGGTGGGTGCCTCGCCGCATTGAGCATGGTGGAGGACAACCACTACGTGGACGGCGTGGGCTTGCGTGTTGACAGCGCAACCTTCTGGGTGCAACGATGAGCAAGCTGATCTACAAGACAACCGAGCGGTACGGCATGGGTTGGACTGACCCACGCATGTTCTCTGAGGAACCGCCTGACGCACTCGTGCGTAGGATATTGAGAGGGGAGGTGTCTTCTGAAGGCCGTACGCCCATGAAGTTCAAGGTAATGCGCTTTGACGTACAGCATGCAAACGGGGGGCAGATGGACATGGTAGATGTGGAGATGCACGATGACAACATATACCGTGTGAGTATCTTTCCCGATGGTATAGATGTCATGTGTTTTGGTCTCGGAAGTGTTGACTCGGACATCAACGGTCATTATGATCGGACGGACGATCTACCTGAATGGGTAAAGGAACGTCTTGCCGTGTTAATGATTACGAGTGGTATACCGCCAACACAAGAAGTGGCGGGTGTCGGTCGTCGAATATCAAGTCATGTCTATTGGGTGTACGCACCCGAGACCACATCTTGATGCGTTGGTACGTGCGCTTCACGTACCGTGTTAGGGACTCCCTAACAAATTAACAATGAAGGAAACGAAGATGAGTAAACAGATCAGCACAACACAGCGCATCCGCACACTAATTGACAAGGGCTACAACAACAAGGACATCATTGCCAAGTTGAAGTGCAAGCCGCAAGCCGTGTACAACATCCGCTACCAACTCAACAAAGAGCGGGGGCTCGGCTCCATCGGTGCGTTGCCGAAACCTACGGACGGCATCGGTGCACCTCCGAAGAAGCGTACGCGCAGAGTCAAGGCAGGGGAACTGGCATCACTGCCCCCCACGCCGACCGAGCCAGTCATCACGACTTCACATGGCGAAGCCTACGTGTTGCGCCCGTATCCGATCAATTCGTACGGTGAGATCACCATGGTCGAGCCCAAGCCTACCCTGTGGCAACGTGTGAAGGGGTGGTTCCGTGGCTAAATTACCTTACACATTCACAATCTGCCCTGACCAAGAGGCACCAAAAAACTTCACAGCAAGTTGCGCCGAGATGGGGCGCTTGCTCAAGGGATGTCCTGACGGTGATCTGACCATCAACCAAAAGCGCACAGTCGTATGGGACATGTGGTCTGGCAATCACATGGGCTTCATCGAGGAAGCGTTGCACGAAATGACAACCCGCGACAAAGGAGAGCGCCGTGGCTGATACACCCGAAGTCAAAGTCAAGAAGAAGGTCGTGGCCATCCTCAAGGAACTCCGCGCCTATTACTTCTACCCCGTCACTGGCGGGTACGGTAGCAGTGGTGTGCCTGACATCGTTGGGTGCTACCACGGCAAGTTCTTTGGCATCGAGTGCAAGGCTGGCAAGGGCAAGCCGACACCGTTGCAACAGAAGAACCTCGACAGCATCAAAGCCATGGGCGGCGTTGCGGTGGTCATCAATGAAGACAACATTGACCACGTGCGCTACATGCTTGGAGAGATGTGATGACGTGCAAGCACAGGTGGGAGGAGTCGCAGTTCGGCATTCGCTGGCGCAACCCCGACCACATCATGTACGAGTGTGCAAGGTGCCACAAGATGATTTCCACATACGATAAAAGGAACGAAGATGACACAGTTTTACAACACGGGCAAGGTGAAGATCGGGGAGTTCTACACACCCCCGCGCAGAGTGATTGACCTCGGCGTTCACGCTGAGATGTTGCAACGTGCACTGCTGACCAAGCCCACGCTGGGCGAACGTCTGTGGCACCGAGTGACCCGCATATTCCATGCGCAAGCGTAGCAAGTACAGACCCAAAGGGGTGATCATGAATCCAATCGCATACGTGATGGAGAGCATGACCCCCGTGGCAAAGCACGACACCTACTTGGTAGACCTGAAGATCAGGAACCACATGGCCCTGACCAACCTGACGCAAGGCAAGGCAACACGCGCAGACATGGACGACTTGATCGCCATGGGCAACGTGACCGAAGCACTGTCTCGCATGGGGTTTGGTAAGGAGCATGGTGACATAACAATGGATGGATTAAACGCGCTACATGCCGTTGGTAAACGTGGCGCACAGAGCAACCGATTCATCCTGCGTTCGGAAGAAATGAGAGCCCTCAACACACTGATGGATTTGCATGACGCTCAGATGGACGTGATCACGATCAAGGACATGGAGCGCGGCTTACAGTTGGTGAACGAGGAATTTAGACAGCGCAAGATGCGCCGCATCGTGGAGAGACAAGATGGCGTTTAATAATCGTTTTATCACCGTGGGCGTTACCGACCGTGACCCCCACAAAGACATGGGTGTCGTCCTGTACATAGCCGAGCTTGGGCACGTCATCATGTCTGAGGACGCCGCACGTAAGTTGGCTGATGACATCCTACGCAACGCAAACTACTTGTGGCCTTTGGAGGAAGAACATGCTTGATTTAATGACATGCAACCTGACGGGCACTGACCTCGAAGCGTTCATGAAGGTGATGGGCAAAGAGATCACGGGCATTGCTTTGGCAGGGCCAGTGGGCTCGACCGAGAAGGACGAGTTGCACATCCGATTCAAGAACAACACATTCATCCGCATCGCGGACGATGGCCAATCATGTTGCGAGAACCGCTACATGACAACTGATGACAAGCTGGGCGACTACGTGGGCGGCAACCTGCTGAACATTGAAGTCAAGCCTGTGCCGATTCCCCTGAAGGACAGCGGGGAGGAAGACCCACACGACATTGAATTCTTGGAGATCACAACATCCAAGGGTGCATTTGTCCTGACCAACCACAACGAGCACAACGGCTACTACGGTGGCTTCAGTGTGTCCGTCACCTTTGGGGTGGTGTCATGAGAACAACCATTGAGATGGCGCGTGAAGCCGCTGGAGATGACTGGAAATTGTTTCAGGAGTTCATGCCTGAGATACACAGACTGGTTGAGCTTGTCCGTGCTGACGAACGTGAGAAACGTGATGAGGCGGTGGAGCTTTTGAATACGATTCATATGGGGAACGAAAGTGCGAGGTCGCAAGACATCATCTGGGCCGCGATACGTGTTTTGCGGCGGAACGCACCAGAAGAGTTAGCCGCCATTATCCGAGCAAGGAGCAACACATGACAGAAGACGAACGAAACCTCGACCTGATGGTCGCTGAACTGGAGCAAGAGAATAGATTGATGAGAGCACGTAATGAAAGATTGCAACACGAACTCGACCGAGCACTCGACGACAACGCACGATTCAAAGTCACACTGGAACGCATCATTGCCGTATCCAAGCTGGCCTTTCGGGACGGTGTGTCCGAAAGAGTTGGCCAAGTGGGGACGCAAGAACCGCAAGGAGCAAGCAATGGATGACGTTGAGGAGGCACTGATGTGATCGCTGATAGAGGATGCGCAGAACGGGGGTGCGCATGTTATGACCCCCGCATTGATACAGACGGAGTTGAAATGACCGAAGTAAAAGCAGACGACCTGCAAGTTGGTGGCACCCATTACAAAGACATGGGCGTACAGCCATGGGAAGTGATGGAGGCTACGTTGTCACGCGAGGAATTCATTGGGTACCTCAAGGGCAACTGCATCAAGTACGGCATGCGTGCTGGCAAGAAAGACAGCGATGATGCTGGCAAGTTTCGTCACTACAAGATGAAGCTCAAGGAAATGTTAGGGACTCCCTAACTTACAACAAGGAGAAACGAAGATGACAGAAGAATCAACACTGCGTCACAACTGGCGCAACACCATCGAATCGGACGGCGGCTACTGCCCTGTGTGTGATCGGTGGGGCAAGATCAACAAGGTCAAACTGACAAGCGGCATGGCGCGTTCATTGGCGTGGCTCGTGAGCAACTCAGCGGGTGCCGAGAACGGATGGGTCAACACTCGTAACGATGTGCCCATGTTCATGTTGCGCTCCAACTCTATCGGGCACCTCAAGTATTGGGGGCTGGTGCAAGCACGTGAGCCCGACTCGGAGAAGGTCAAGACGAGCGGCGTGTGGAGAGCAACGCTTGACGGGCATGACTTTGTTCACAGCCGACTGTCAGTGCCGTCACACATGTTTGTCTACAACGATGCGGTGGTGCGGACGGGCTTGGACTACGTGAGCATCGAAGACTGCTTCACCGAGGAGTTCGATTACCGCGAAGTGATGAACACGTATTTCCCAACAACACAGGTGCAAGATGGACTTAATAACAATTGATTTTGAAACGTACTATGACCGCGACTTCTCGCTGTCAAAGATCACAACCGAAGAATACGTACGCTCTGACCTCTTTGAAGTCATTGGCGTATCTGTGAAGGTCAACAACCAAGAAACGGAGTGGGCAAGTGGAACACATGAACAAATCAAACAGTGGCTTCAGGGCAATTTTGAATGGGAACGGAGTTTTGTCTTGGCGCACAACACCCTTTTTGACGGGGCTATCCTGTCTTGGCGTTTCGGTGTTAATCCTCGGGGTTGGCTTGACACTCTGTGTATGGGCCGTGCCCTTCACGGCGTGGAAGTTGGGGGTTCGCTTAAAGCTCTTACTGAGCGGTACGGGCTCGGCGCAAAAGGAACAGAAGTCGTCAACGCCCTCGGTAAAAGACGACTGAGTTTCAGCGACGAAGAACTTGCACGGTACGGTGACTACTGCATCAACGATGTGGAACTCACCCACAAACTCTTTACCATCTTGGTAAAGGATTTCCCCAAGCAAGAGTTGCGTGTGATCGACCAGACCCTGCGCATGTTCATCGACCCTGTGCTCGAACTGGACGGCGACATGTTGCAACAGCACCTCATCGGCATCAAGCAGATGAAGGAAGACCTGCTGACATCCTCGGGTGTGGACAAGGCTGAACTCATGAGCAATGAGAAGTTCGCTGAACTGCTCCGCTCGTTCGGCGTTGAACCCCCGATGAAGACGAGCCCTGCCACGGGCAAGCAGACCTATGCGTTCGCCAAGAGTGACGAGGAATTCAAAGCCCTCGCTGAGCATGACGATGCACGGGTGCAGACGCTTGTCGCCGCACGACTGGGTACGAAGTCAACACTGGAGGAAACACGTACCCAACGGTTCATCGACATCTCCAAGCGCGGCAACCTGCCTGTGCCGATTCGCTACTACGCCGCACACACTGGACGGTTCGGTGGTGACGACAAGATCAACATGCAGAACTTGCCAAGCCGTGGCAACAATGGCAACAAGCTCAAGAAGGCGATCATTGCCCCCGAGGGGCACACCATCATTGACGCTGACTCTGCACAGATCGAAGCACGTGTGCTGGCATGGCTGTCGGGTCAAGATGATCTGGTAACAGCTTTTGCTGAGGGTAAGGACGTGTACAAGAAGATGGCCTCGGCTATCTACGGCAAGCCCGAGTTCGAGATCACCAAGGACGAGCGGTTCGTGGGTAAGACCACAATTCTTGGCGCGGGGTATGGCATGGGTGCCGTGAAGTTCCAAGCCCAACTCAAGAACATGGGTGTGGATGTGGACGTGGACGAAGCACGGCGCATCATCGACATTTATCGACGCACCAACGATGCCGTGGTCAGGCTGTGGCGACAGGCTCAGAACGCTCTGGTAAACATGTCACGCAACGAACCCGCACCGCTCGGACGCCGGGGTGTACTTGAAGTGGTGCCGAGTGAGACAGCCATCCGCTTGCCCTCTGGTCTGCTGATGCGCTACGACGACTTGAAGTTTGACCAGAACGAGAAGGGCATCGAGTTCCACTACAAGACGCGCAAGGGTCGCACCCGTATCTACGGCGGCAAGGTGATTGAGAACGTATGCCAAGCCATTGCACGTTGCATCATCGCTGAGCAGATGCTGAAGATCGGTAAGCGTTACAAGGTTGTGCTGACTGTGCATGACGCGATTGCTGTGTGCGTACCAGATGCTGAGGTTGTACCCGCAACGCAGTATGTTGAGGACTGCATGCGGTGGGTGCCCGAGTGGGCGACAGGTCTGCCCGTCAACTGTGAGTCGGGCAGTGGCAAATCTTATGGAGACTGCTGATGAGTAACGACAACACCGTGACATGGAGCCATGTCAATGACCCCAACACATACACCATCAACAACACGGCAAGTCAAACGCTGAATGCGATACAGCTTGGGTCTTTGAAACCGAACCATAACATCATATTCCATGGGCCGGGCGGCAAGGAGATCGGACGCTTTGACTTCAACGGGGACGAGTTGCAGTTTGACGGGCAAGCTGACACATCGGCTCAAGTGTTCATCGAGTGGGCACGTAGGGCGTTCAATGATCGGGTGTTGGAGGATAAGCGTTCCATACTCAAGGAAGTGATGGATGCGCTACTGCATGAGTCCACCGGCGCACTGTACGAGGACGCAGAAAAACTTGCCATCCTGACCTGCCTACAACGGGTACGTGAAATACAGGAGTCGGTTGAGCCCCCACAGTTGGCATCAGCATCAGATTACAGCGCCAACCTTGCCAAGTCCATGGCGGCTACAAAGAACGCAGTGGCGACAAGCATCCTCGGCTCTGCCTTTGGGGGTCAGCCATGACAGTCAAGATACCCGCATGGTCGTTCTCGTCCATCAAAACATTCGAGCAGTGCCCAAAGAAGTTCTACCACTTGAAGGTCGTCAAAGACTTTCAGGAAGACCAGAACGCTGAGCACCTGACTTACGGCACCGCCTTTCACGAGGCGGCTGAGTTCTACATACGCGACGACACACCCCTGCCCCCGCAGTTCGCGTACGCCAAGAGTTCACTGGACAACCTCAAGCACCGCGCTGGCCGAAAGCTGTGCGAGTACGAAATGGGGCTGACCGCTGACTTACAACCGTGCGGTTTCAAAGACCCGAACGTGTGGTGGCGCGGCATCGCTGACCTGATCATCCTTGAGGACGATGGCACTGCGCGGGTGGTGGATTACAAGACAGGCAAGAGCGCCAAGTACGCCGACACCGGACAGCTTGAGTTGATGGCGCTTGCCGTGTTCAAGCACTTCCCCGAGGTCAAGCGTGTCAAAGGTGGCCTATTGTTTGTCATCGCCAAGCAGTTCCCCAAGGCAAGCTACGACCGCGCCACGGACGAGCCCAAGCTGTGGGAGAAGTGGCTACGCGACCATGGCCGCATGAAAAGAGCTTACGAGACAAACGTGTGGAACCCCCGCACATCTGGGCTTTGCAAGAGACACTGTGTTGTTTTATCATGCCAACACAACGGGAGAGCGGAATGAGCGAACCAACCCTACCTGACCAAGAGACCGCGACCATTGCTTTGATGATGAGCAGGGAGGTTGACAAGCGCGTCATGATCGCCCTCAGCCGAGCCTTAAATCCAAGCAACCGTTGGGAAGTAGAGGAGCTTGAGTGTGTCTATGACACCAACAACCAAGAACGGCTCCGTGAGGTGGCGCAGAGCATGTTGATCAACGCCATCATGTCAGATGGCTCTCTTATGCACCAGATTAGAAATAAACTCGCAGAACAATTGAACCGATATTAGGAGCCAATCATGAACACCCACGAAATTATGCAAGAACAACTCGCCGCCATGGACTACTTGAGTACAGAACTTGACGACTACGAACGTCTACGGGATGAGTTTGCAAAGGCCGCTATGCAAGCCATTATTTCGGCTTCTGGACATGGGGGGCACGTCGATTACGATGCCGACCACGTTGCCCGTAACGCCTATGAAATGGCGAACGCCATGATGCAAGAGAGGGGCGAGTAATGCCATACACCAAATCACCACGCCCGTACAAGGCCGAGTACCAAAAGCAGAAGGAACGGGGCGAACACCCCGACCGCATGGAGCGCCAACGCGCAAGGCGAAAGATTGATGCCAGTTCCCCCGACGAGAACGGCAACGGCAAAGCCGACAAGCGTGAAGGCAAGGACATCGACCACGTAAAGATGTTATCCAAAGGTGGCTCAAACAAGGACGGGCTGCGCATCGTTGCACCTTCCAAGAATCGTGCACGTAACGGTCACAGCACAAAAGAAAAGGGCGGGAAGAAACCCGCTTGACGCGCCCTGCGCGTTCGGTTAGATTAGAACTTCGACGGCGACGAGAGCGAGTGGGACACCCACTTCGCTCCGTTATCCGTTTGCGCTGGAGAACGAATTGGAAATCATTGACAACAAAGCCCTGTTGTTGACGTTGCGTAATCCGCATCGCGTCACCACAGTCATCCCTAAAAGTAGGGAACTCCCTAACAACCAAGTGTTGGTGCACTGGGGGTTAGATGAGGCACAAGTCCTCAAGAATCTGCGCGTGAAAAACGTGCCATCCCCCATCATGGGACGCTACGACTGGCCCGGTCAGTACAAGCCGTTCGACCATCAGAAGACAACAGCCGCCTTCCTCACGATGAACCGCCGAGCGTTCTGCCTGAACGAGCAGGGCACGGGCAAAACGGGGTCAGTCATCTGGGCGGCAGACTACCTCCTCAAACAGAAACGCATCCGCAGGGTGCTTGTGATCTGCCCCCTGTCCATCATGGACTCAGCATGGAGAGCCGACCTGTTCAAGTTCGCCATGCACCGATCAGTTGACATCGCATACGGTGCCAAGGAAAAGCGCAGGGCCATCATCAACGGTACAGCCGAGTTCGTGATCATCAACTATGACGGCGTGGAGATCGTCGCCGAGGACATCGCCAAGGGCGGCTTTGACCTGATCGTCATTGACGAGGCGAACGCATACAAGAACGTGCAGACCAAGCGGTGGAAGGTGCTCAACTCGTTGGTCAAGACCGACACATGGCTCTGGATGATGACAGGCACCCCCGCCGCTCAGTCGCCCCTTGATGCGTACGGCCTTGCTAAGCTCGTCAACCCACAGGGTGTCCCCAAGTTCTTCACAACCTTCCGCGACATGGTGATGATCAAGCTCAACAACTTCCGTTGGCTTGCCAAAGAAACCGCCACGCAGACCGTGTTCGAGAGCCTACAACCCGCCATCCGGTACACCAAAGAGGAATGCCTTGACCTGCCCGAGATGACGTACACCAAGCGCAAGGTCGAATTGACCAAGCAACAGGAACGCTACTACGGCATGCTCAAGAGCCGCATGGTGGTGCAAGCCGCAGGGGAAGAAATCACGTCAGTCAACGCCGCCGTGAACATGAGCAAGCTCCTGCAAATATCTTGTGGCGCGGTGTACTCCGACTCAGGCGAGACCTTGGAGTTCGACATCAAGAACCGCTACAACGTGCTGACCGAGGTGATCGACGAGTCAAGCCAGAAGGTGCTGGTGTTCGTGCCGTTCAAGCATGTGATCAGCATCCTGACCGACAAGCTCAACGCCGATGGCTACACGACCGAGGTGATCAGTGGGGACGTGCCCGTGGCCAAGCGCACCGACATCTTCAACCGCTTCCAGACCGAACCCAACGGCACCAAGGTGCTTGTGATTCAGCCTCAGTCAGCCGCCCACGGTGTGACCCTCACAGCCGCCAACACCGTGGTGTGGTGGGGGCCGACATCCTCCCTTGAGACCTACGCCCAAGCCAACGCCCGTGTCCACCGCTCGGGCCAGCGCCACCCATCCACAGTGGTACAACTGGTGGGGTCAGGTGTAGAAAGACACGTTTACAACTTATTAGATAACAAAATTGACGTTCACTCAAAAATAGTTGATCTTTACAAAGAAATACTTGAATAAGTTGTGAAACGCCACTATAATAAAGATTCCAACAACAAACGGAGAACGAAGTGTCAGACATTCCAGACTACAAACAACGCCGTGCCGAGGAACTGATGAAGTCGGTTCGCACGATGACAGACCTCAAGACTGCCATCATGCAGGGCATCCGCAAGGTGCATGCAGAGCGCGAGATCACCACGCCGATTCTGCTGACCGCACTGGCTGAAATCTATGCCTTGGCCGCAGTCGAGCATGGTGTGCCGTTCGAGAACTACATCGACCAGACCAAGCAAGCCTACGGCCTTGCCATCGCCCAACAGAAATTGAATGCGGAGGCCAACGATGACTGATCAAGCCGACACCCCCGCACCCGCAGAAGCCCCCGCCGTAGCCCCTGAGAAGCTGGTCAAGGTGTACCTCAAGATGAAGGCCAAGCACGACGAGATGCGTATTGCTTATGAGGCCGAAGAAAAGAAGCTCAGCGCCCAGATGGTTAAGGTAAAGTCTGCGCTCTTGGCGTTCTGCAAAGACCAGAACGTGGACAGTGTGCGAACAGGTGAAGGCTTGTTCTACCGCACCGTCAAGGTGAACTACTGGACGAACAACTGGGAAGCCATGCACAAGTTCATCGTCGAACACAATGCGCCGCAGTTACTGCACGAGCGCATTCACCAAACCAACCTCAAAGAGTTCCTTGAGGCCAACCCTGACACGCTACCACCGGGACTCAACGTGGACAGCGAATACACCATCACCGTACGGAGGAAGTAATGAGCGAACCTTTTGTGCCAATCGAAGACTTGGCCAAGCAATTTACGGTTTCGGTCTCCACCGTTCGTGCATGGGTGCGACAGGGCTACATCCCCAAAGACACGTATCTGAAGATTGGTAACACATACCGCTTCAACGTACCTGCGGTGATCAAGGCTCTTTCAAGCGTACCCAAGGACGAACCGGAAGAACCGAAGGCCGTAGACCCCCACGCACCTGTTCAACTCGAACTGGTGTTCAACAACCCTGACGAAGACATTTAACTGGAGAAACGAAAATGAGCAACGAAATGACCCTGTTTGGCAAGCCCAACAACGCCGCCCTCGCCCTGCTGAGCGGTATCGAAGACAGCCTGACAAGCACCCTCGCTGGTGGTGGTAGCGGCAACAAGCGCATCAGCATTGAAGGCGGCGCTTTCCGCGAGTACATCGGTGGCAAGGAAGTGCGTGTGAGCGAAGAACGCTCGATGAAAGTCATCCTGATCAACGCCGCACCTGTGTCCCGTATGTTCTTTGAAGGCACGTACGTCAAAGGTCAGAAGACCAAGCCAACGTGCTGGTCGAGCGACACACAAAGCCCCGACAAGGCAGTGCCCGAAGACCAACGCCAAGCCAAGTTCTGCAAGGACTGCAAGCAACACATCAAGGGCTCTGGCCAAGGCGACACTCGCGCATGCCGTTTCCAACAGCGTATTGCCGTGGCGCTCGATGGCGAGTTGCACAAAGAAGCCGTGTACCAAGTCACGTTGCCATCGACATCTGTGTTCGGTGATGCAGAGGGTAAGAAGATGCCACTGCAAGCCTACGGTCGTCACCTCAAGGCGTACAACACTCCTGCGATTTCCATCGTGACCGAGATGCGTTTCGACATCGACAGCGCGACTCCCAAGCTGGTGTTCAGCCCCGTGCGTGCACTGGAAGAAGACGAGTTGGCAACCGCAGTGAAGTTGCAGAACCACCCTGACACCATCAAGGCGATCACCATGAACGTGTCGCAAATGGATGGCGTGATTCCCGCACCCAAGTTGTTCGACGAACCTGCGCCCAAGGCTGAGCCAAAGCCAGAAGCCAAGGCCGCACCGAAAGCTGAGAAGGTCGAGGCTGAAGAAGTGGCTGAGCCGATCAAGGTCACCAAGAAAGCCGCACCTGCCGCTGAGCCGAAGTCTGAGTTGAGCGACATTGTTGGAGATTGGGACGACTGATTAGTTTCGGGGTGGGGTCGCTCCCCACCCTTTCTTTTCGGTTATCTCATTCACTCTAACTATCGGCGGCTATGGAAACAAAAACATTTCTGGAGTCGGTACTGGGGGACGAAGGACACTACTGCATATTTGCGTATCGGCCATCCGATGATCGCAAGGTTCAGAAGTTCTACGACAACCTCGATGCCGCAATCCATGCTGCTCACAATTTAGATGCTGAAGGGTATGACGCTTATTTTGCGTTGGGCACTTTTGACCAAGCAGGGTCTCGCAAGGCACCCAACGTAAAGCAACTTAGATCATTCTTTCTTGACCTTGACTGTGGGCCAACAAAAGACTACGCGACACAGAGCGAAGCTCTTGCCGCACTACGCACGTTCTGTAAAGAACTCAAGCTACCGCGACCGACCATCGTAAATTCGGGGCGTGGTATCCACGTGTATTGGCCGTTGACCGCGCCTGTTTCACGTGAAACATGGGTGCCTGTCGCGGAGCAATTCAAACGCCTGTGCGCCAAGCAAGGGATGCGTAACGACCCCGCTGTGCCAGCGGATGCGGCGCGTGTGTTGCGGGTGCCCAATACGCACAACTACAAGACCGACCCTCCTACGCCCGTGGGCTTGGTGGGCGAGGCTGGTGCACCAGTTGAGTTCGACGTGTTCCGTGACCTCATGGGGGACGACTCGTCAATCTTGGTGCCCCCTAAGAAGTACGTACCCCAACAACAAGACGCCATGATGCAAGCCCTGTCGGGCAGTTTCGTGAGTCGGTTCAAGACCATCTTGATCAAGACCATGGCGGGTACTGGGTGCGAACAACTCAGGGAAGTGGTCAACAACCAACCGAACATCTCGGAGCCTCTGTGGAGGGCTGGGCTGTCGATTGCCAAGTTCTGTGTCGATGGTGGCAAAGCAATCCACAAGATTTCTGTCAAGCACCCCGAGTACACACCGGAAGGCACCGAGCAGAAGGTTGACCTGATCAAAGGCCCATACCTGTGCACACGGTTTGACGAGTACCGCGCAGGTGTCTGCCCTGACTGCAAGCACTGGAACAAGATCAAGTCACCGATCACCCTCGGGCGTGAGGTGGAGGAAGCTGACGAGTCCGACAACATCGTCATTGAAAAACCACTGGACGTGACTGCGGCTACGCCGATTCGGTACGTCATCCCCAAGTACCCGCACCCGTACTTCAGGGGCAAGAGTGGTGGGGTGTTCAAGCACTCCAAGAACACTGAGGGCGAAGACAAAGATGTGCTGGTCTACTTCAACGACCTGTACGTCATACGGCGCATCAAAGACCCCGAAGCAGGTGAGTCACTTGTGATGCGCTTGCACTTGCCCAAAGACGGGGTGCGTGAGTTCACGTTACCGCTGACTGCCGTGGGTACGAAGGATGAGTTTCGCAAACACCTTGCGGCACAGGGGGTGGCAGTCCTGAACGTACAAGAACTGATGGAGTACACAATGCGATGGGTTAACGAGTTACAGTTTGGCTCCGAAGCCGACGAAGCGTGTCGGCAATTCGGATGGAAGGACGACAAGCACGAGTCGTTCGTAGTTGGCAACATGGAAGTTTACAAAGACCGTGTTGAGGTGAGTTCGCCTTCTGGCGCTACCGTGGGCCTGTTCCCGATCTTCAAGTCCAAGGGCACCTTGGACAAGTGGAAGCAGACCATGGAGTTTTACAACCAACCCAACATGGAGTTGCACCAATTCATGTTCGGGCTGTCGCTGGGCTCCGTCCTCATGGAGTTCCAGCCGATCAACGCCGCCGCTTTCCACGCATGGAGCAAAGGCTCTGGCTTGGGCAAGACCACGGCCATGTACGCAGGTGCATCTATCTGGGGTGACCCTGACCTGTTGGTGATGCAAGAGCGCGACACCTTCAACTCGAAGATGAACCGTGCCGAGGTGTACAAGAACATCGTCTGCTACATGGACGAGATGACCAACACCAAGCCGCAAGACCTGTCGGACTTTGCGTACCAACTGCCGAGCGGTCTGCAACGCAACCGCATGGGGCCGAAGGGCAACGTCGAGCGCGTGCGTGGTAAGCCATGGAAGACTCTGTTCGGCACCACGGGTAACACCTCAATGCTTGAACGCATCGCACTGTTCAAAGCTCTGCCACAAGCGGAAGCCCAGCGGGTGCTTGAGTATCGTGTCGAGCCCGTGAAGTTCGCAACCAAGTCCGAGACCGATGTCTTCAGCGCCGCGATCAAGGACAACTTTGGGCATGCTGGTGTGGTCTACCTCCAGTACGTCCTGAACAACTTGGATGCGGTCAAAGAACTCGCCATGACGGTGCAACGCAAACTCGATTCGGCATCGCGTCTGTCTGCTGAGAACCGCTACTGGTCTGCCTTGGCTTCACGCACCATCGCAGGTCTGATGCTGGCCAAGAAAGCTGGCCTGATCAACTGGCAGATCGCGCCGATTGTGCAGTGGATTGTCAACGTGATGGCCGAGGCCAAAGCGATTGTTGGTGAGATGAACGTGGATGTTGAGGCCCAACTGACTGACTACATCGCTGAGAACTACAACAACATGCTCCGCATCACCTCGACTGAGGATGCACGGAACTCTGCTGGTGCGCTCGACAAGATCGTGGTGCCCGACAGTTCCCCACGTGGGCAGTTCGTTGCACGGTACGAATACGATGTGAAGAAGCTGTACTTGCTGATCAAGCCCCTCAAGGCATGGTGCGGTAAGCAACAGATCAACTACGCTGGGTTCGTTGACGGGCTGAAGACAGGGGGCACCAAGGCGGTCAAGGCCAAGGTTCGGCTCGGTAAGGGCACCCACATCAACATGCCGCCAACCGATGTTCTGGTGTTGGACTGTTCAGGATTTATGACCGATGAAACTGAGCAAGCTCTGGCGACAACCGCCGCGCTGTTCGAGAAACAGGGTCAGGCTTGATGATCTCGCACCCGATGGGGTGCGAATCGTCGTCCGCTGGGACAAGTTCCCTGCGGGAGCCTCCGTGTTTATCCCCTGCGTGAACACGCTGGAACTCGTACGTCAGGTTCACCAGATAACATCTTCGTGGGAGTGGGTCGTCCACTACCGCCCCGGCATTGAAGACGGACGCTGGGGGGTTCGCATTTGGAGACGACTGTGATAATATCGCCTTGACATTGTGGATGTCACTTCGTTTCTCCTTGGAAAGAGGATTAGCCCCCACCCCAGTATAGGTGGGGGCTTTTTTATCACTCGAAGAAGTCGCCATCAAACTCGGCGGCGTCCGCTAACAACTCAGACCGCAACTTCTTGTTGAGCGTCACACCGTGGTACATCTCTTGTGATGTCTTCATGTGTTGAGCCATAGACCTGCTCACGGTATCGGCAGTAATTGCATGGGTGGGGTGCCGATTGCTGTACTTCAGCATGTCTTCAATCGCGTCTGACATCCCCTCGGAATCACCAACACGTGCGGAAACGTAGTAGTCACGCAGAATCTTGGTGCGCTCCTTGAGTGCTCGACGCTCGATGTTTTTCTCAGAGGCGTTGATTTCCAACTGACGTGTGTACTCGGCAGGTGCAAACCCGAGGAACTGTGCGCCAGCGTTGTACGCGCTGATGTCACCCGTGATGGGGTCGCCGCGCAGGGTGTTGGCACCCTCAGTCCCAAACCGAATACCCTTCATGGCGTTGGCCGCACCCGAGGGGGCCATGCGCTCCAGACCACGCAGAGTCTCACCTTCGCTGATCAGCTTGGCACCCTGCACCAGTCGGTCGGCTACGCCGTATGCTGGGCCACCCACGAGTTGCAAGAACGACAAGATCGCGTTGTCCTGCTCTTTGTACCCCGTGCTGTTGATCAGCAGATCGGACAAGCCGATACGGTTGGCGACAGCCGTGCCAGTGAAGTAGTTGACCGCGCCGTTGAACATACCTTCCTTGAGGTACTTACGTGCGGCGGTTTCAAAGTCATCCTCGTCGTCGTCCTTGAACATGTTGTAGACAGCGGCGACGATACCGAACATCGGCAGACCCTGCACCCCAGCCATCAGGCCAGCGGATGCGTAGATACCGGCGATCTGGCGCATGGCGGCATCGCGGACTTTCTTGTCTTCGGACTTCATGGCTTCACGGGCCGTCTTGAACATCATGTAGTACATGGTCACACCGTACCGCTTGTACATGAACATGATCTTGCCCAGCGAGTTCTTTGCCAGCAAAGGTGCGCTACTTGCGGACGCACCACCGTTCATGATCTCGGCAATCTCCACGGCGCGTTTGGCCGCTTCGGTGCGTGCGGCGGCATCAATTTTCTTGCCTTCCTTGGCCATGCGGCCAAGCTCAAGCTCGTAGGAAGCGATGAGCGAAATCTGGCGGTTCATGCGCTCGCCGTGGTGGAAGATAAACCCAGACCATGCGTTAACTCGGTCGAGCGGGGACGCCTTCTCGTTCATGTCGAGCATGTCGCTTGTCATGGAGCGGTCGAGCAAACCGTACTTGTCGGCGATCTCTGACAACTCTTTGAGGCGTTTGATTTCTGGCGGGGTGCCCTTGGCATCAAAGTCGTAGTTGTCCAGCGAGAAGCCACCTGTTTGTTCGATGGTTTCTTTACCGTCAGCGGTGGGCACCGTCATCTTGACCATGCGCTTGCGGCCACTGCCCATGAACACCTTGGTAGCGAAGCCAATGGCCTTCATGGTTTCGGGGTAGGTGTACTTACCCCCAAGGTAAGGCAACATCACCAACGGCACCTGTGACATGTTGACCACAGCGGACGACACGTTGAGGCCCAGCGTCCAGCCGAATACCAACGAGGTCACGCCCTTAGACCACGGCGCAATGTTGGGGCTGACCAGCGTTTGGATGTGGCTGTTCAACTCGTCGGCCACGAGGCGGGTCTGCTCGTCGCCCTTCTTCTTGGCGTACTCGTCGATCTCGTCGCGCAGTTTGTACGCCTTGGCGCTGTACTCCATGTTTGGCAACTGATGGGCCATACTCATGGAGCGTGAGTAGAACGCGCCCGTTGCGTTGAAGCTAAAGCCGGGGGTGTTCTTACGAGCGCGGAACGCTTGAGCGAATGACGACTCAGGCAGTGTTGACAAGAACGTACGCATGATCTCATCGGTCACTTCTGGATCGACTTTGTTGGCTTCAAGTGTTCGCAAGATAGAGTTCACGAACGAGGTGGAAGGTGCATCCTTGTAGGTGCGCTTGGAGCCGCCCTTGAACCGTTGCACATTCTTGGCCCCGCCAGCGGTTTCCAACTCTTTGATCGCACGCTCACGCGCAACTGATGTCTCGTAGTGCTCGACGTAGTGCTCGCCCTTGAGGTCGTACGACAGACGGAAGTCACCTGTACGTGTCAGGGGGAAGTAAGGCTCGATCTTGCCCTTGGTGGCAAGGCGCTGATAAATCTCAGTGCGCAGTTTCTTGGCATCTTCCTTGTTCTCAACGGAGTCGTCGATGCGCTTCATCAACAGATCGAGCAAGTCCTCGTACGTTTTCTTGTACGTGTCGCGCATCTGCTTGTAGACGCTTTGACCTTCAGGGCCGAGCTTGCTCCACTCGGCTTGCAACTCATCCCAAATCTTCTGCTTGTCTGCACCGCTCTCGGACTGCTTGCCCTTGTAGTCGGCGCGGGACTTGGAGGGGTCAACCTGCTCCAGCGTGCTGGTGGCGATGACGTTGTTCAGGATAACTTCTTTCTCAGGGTTACCCTTCACCCAGTTCTGGATGCGCGACATGGTGGCGTTGGTCTCACGCATGCGCTTGTCTTTTGCACCGTTCCACAGCCGCTCCAACTCGTTGAGCTTGGATGCCATGGGAACATCTTTGGATGCGACCTCGGTCAGCACGTTCAGCGGCAGGCTGCGCAAGATGATTTTCTTGACAGTCTGCGGTGCGTTACGCACCATGTCGTACACCCGTGCAATCGTGTCGTTGTTCATTACCGGCATGGACAGGATTCGGTTGTCTATGCCTTTGAATACTTCGGCACCCTTACCCAACAGAGCCGCCGAGTACAGCGAGCCAGCGCCGCGAGACTCAGGGGCAGGCGACAAGATGGCGTCGATCATGGAGTCCGAAGCGTCGAGTGCGGAGCCCATGCCCTTGGTATCCTTCCCCATGAGGGAACGTACAAAGTTGCGGATGGCGTGCGTGAAGCGTTGCCATGCAGTGATCGCCTCACCCTTGGGGTTGATTGCCGCCAACTTCTGCTGGAACTCAGGATTGCTGAATGCTTCGGCGACGAACTCGTCCAACGACTGTGCGCCGTACGCTGTGTCCAGCGAGTCTTTGACGTTGTTGTAAAGCTCGGTGAGTTGTTTAGTCACAGGGTGTGACTTGTTATCTATGACATGTGATGTAGCAGCATGTACCGCTTCATGTAATAGCACGTGAAGGTTCATACCTTCCTGCGCGTCCAGCTTGATGGTGTCAGTTTTGGGGTCGTACAGGCCAGCGACCGGAATGTCCTCGGCGTTGAGGAGCATGGGCTCCAACTCGATCTTGGTCTTGCCGATTGCGCCAGCCAATTTCTTGGCGACTTCGGATGCACGGCCAAGGTTCTGCGAGCCCAGCATGGTCAGAGCACCGCGCAGATCACCAGCCTTCAGCGCCTTACGGATGGCAGGGTGCAAGGGCAGGGACAGTACAACAGCGTCACGTGCGAGTTCCAACTCATCGCCTTTGAACTGCTCGACGTTGGCGCGGGACAGTGCTTGGGCAGCGTTGGCGCTTTCGATTCCACGGCGGACTTCAGTTTCAGACTTGCCAAAGTAGTCTGCCATCTTTCGGGCCAGCGCTTTCTTGTCGGCGGCAGACAGGGATTCGTAGAACGTCTTGGCGTACTTGCCACCGCTCAGCGGGACAATCGACGTTGTACCTTCACGACCGAACGCAACTTCACCGGGGAGTTTGCCTTCGCGCAGTTGTGCGTTGATGTCATTGAGCGTGCTGACACGGGTGAGCAGCTTGAACTTCTCGAACATGGCCACGTACATGTCGTATGCCAGATAGTCGAGCGCATCGGATTTACTCTCTGCTTCCATCACTTGGCCGTATGCACCAAAACTTGCATTAGGTTTGGGCTTAGCTTCGGTCTTGGCTTTGCCCTTGGCTTCAGTCTTGGCTTCGGGTTTACCCTTAGCGGCTTCGTCTGCTTCGCGCTGGGCTGCTTCCGCACGTTGGAGCATCCCCCACGCCACATCAACGGTAGATTTTGTCTTAGCCTCGGTCTTGGGTTCGGTCTTCTTCAGTGCACCCGACTCCACGCTTGCTCGACTTCCAGCGTCACCAGCAGGTTTCCCACGATCTCCCAGTCCAGCGGACTTAGGTGCTTCAGTTCGCTTGGTATCAGCAGGGGCTCCAGTGCGCTCGTCCTTTCGACCGCTCTCTTTGCGATCTTCAGCGCGAGTTCCAGTTCCTCCAGCGACATCTCCTGCGTCCTTATCACGTCCTCGTTCAGCGGATTTTCCGGCTGCGGGTTTTGTTGCAGTCGCATCTTTCTTGTCCTCCTTAGCAGCCTTGGTTGGCTTGGCGGGTACGAACATGTCACCTTGCTTGGCCAAACCGCCAAACGCCTGCATCGCCAGTTTCTCTACGGCATCCTTGGTAGGTGCAGACAGGTTGGGGTTGGTGCGGATACGCCCGAAGATGTTTGCGACGACCGGCTGTTGAGCGGTGTCGGCCATGTCCATGTTCAGCAACTGCTTGTAGAAGCCCGACTGCTTGGGCAGGCCAGCGGCGGTCAGCACTTCCGGTGTCAGCACAGTTTGGAACGGTGCTGTGGATGTGTACGAGCGAGGGGCTTCGTCAGAGCGGCCAGTGAATGGCTTTTCCTGAGACGCGAGTTCCTCCTCGGAGAAGGCTTGGGGTGCGGCACCCTTCGGCTTGCCCATGCCGGGGAAACCCATCTGCTCCTGTGCACGCTGTGGCTTCTTTTCAGGGATCAACGACTCGATGGAACGCAGTTCTTTCTTCTGCCCCTCGGTGGCTTGCACCTCCTGTTCGGCTTCAGCCACGGGCTCCTCGGCCAGACGAATATCGTAGGCACGGTTGATGAGGTTGCGCTCACGATCAGTCAGGTTGGTGTTGGTAAAACCTGCACGCTTGAGTTCTGTGACAAACACCTTGGGGATGTTCTTGACGTTGGACTCGACAATCGGCAGCAGCAACTGAAGGCGGTTGTCCTCAGATGTTTTCTCCTGCTTACGCTCCATCTTGCCAGTCAGTTCGGCAAGGTCGGACTCAAACTTCAGGCGCTCTTTTTCAGCGGCAGCGCGTTCGTCCTTTGCGTACAACTCCTCAACTTGTTGGGTTTCCAACTCGTCGATCATGTCGCGGGTCTTGTCGTCCCGCTTTACGGCAAAGGGGTCTTCCTCGGCTTTGGGCTGTTCTTCGACCCGCTCCCGTGCGGGGGTAAGCTCGCCGAGCAAGTCAGGCTCTTGAGACTTGAATGTTTCTTCCAGCGCGGCTTCTTTGCCACGGCGTGCAAGGGTACGATCAAATGACGACAGCGCAGCCAATGGGTCGGAGGTGCGGAGGTCTTCCTCACGCTGACGTGCGGTGCCTTCTTTGGACTTAACGTACTCGTCGTATTCGGCTTTGGACGTGATGACAGAGCCGTCAGGCAACGCCACAGGGGTGAATGGTTCGGCGGTGTACCCCAACAGTTGTTGTTCGGGAGTCTTGGGTTTGGTATCGGTTTCGGGGGTTTCTTTGTCCAGACCCAGCGATGCACGACGAGCCTTGCGGCCAATGGTCATGTCAACAATCAAGCTGGCCAGTGCACCGACTCCAGCGCCATAGGCACCTTCTTCTCCTGAGCCAACGAGAATCTCTTGGCTTGGGTCGTACACGCCCTTGGCAATCAGGTTCTGTGCAATCTTCTGCGCAGCTTCCGTTGCGCCTTCAATACCACCACGTGCTACGGCGGTGCCCATCAAGGACTGAACTGAGCTAAGTTCTTTGCCCAAGACTTTCTTGAGTGGGCCAAGTTGTGGTGCCAGCAAGTCGAGCAGACCAGTAGGTGCACCCAGCAGGGTGGCGGCGCGGCGTTCGTCAGCAGTAGCACCCTTGGCTTCAGCGGACTCACGTGCTTCACCAGCGCCAGCGGCAACGCCCAGACCACCAGCGGCTACACGGCCAGCCAGACCAAACGGGCCAGCGGCAAAGAACGGCAGTGTTGAGCCCAAGCCTTCGCTCAGCTTACGCACGACCGAATCTTCATACCCCGGTGCGGCTTCAAACGGCTTCTTGGCGAGACCGGCAAGCTCTTTGATTTTCTCGCGTGCGGCCTTTTCCGTGCTGTCGGGCAGCATGGATGCGATGCCAGTTCCTGCGGTTTCGGCCAGACCAATCGCGCCGGGTACCAACCCCTTGAAGGCTTCTTTGGCATACCCACCGACAGTAGGTTTTGGCTTGAGCAGTTCCTCACGTTCGGCGCGTAACTGTTGCAGGCGGGACTCAAGATCAGATTCTTCGGGGGAACTATTTCGGAGGCGCTGTGCAAGTTGCGCCAGTGTTTTGGCATCCTCAAAGTTACCCGCCGCTTCTGCGTTACGCATCGCGGCCAGCGCGGTCTGAAAGTCCATATTATTTTCCTCGGTTCAGATTACGCTGGAGCGCCGCTTCTTCTTCCTTTGACATCTTAGCGTCTGATATGCCAAGCGTCCGGCGCACGTCCGCCAAGACAGGCTCCATGTCCCTACGAATCTTGGCTTTCTTCTGCTCAAGTTCCAGTTTAGCAATTTCCAGACGGTTTTTGTCTTCGGGCTTCAACTTAGCAGGGTCTTGCATCAACAACATACCCAATGGGCCCGATGCAAAATCCTTATCCAAATTGCGTTCCAATTGCTCAACTCTGTTAAGTTGCATCAAGTAAAGATTTCGGTTCTTGTCTTGCGATAAACCTTCACGTTGTGCGGCAGTAGCTGCGTTTTGTGCAGCCACCTTGAGGCGTTCAACTTCACGGTCAAGGGCTTTATCGCTGGAGCCTACATCGGTGCTGTACGCATTGGCGGAAGAAGCAAGTCCTTGGCGCTTGGTTGCTGCGCCTTCTTTTGCCACCGCTGCGCCAGCGTCAATAGCGTTCTTGACGTTTGCACGGTCAATGCCAATAAGATCGGTGCGGGCCTTCTGCACATCGCCGAACTCTTTGAGCTTGGCAGCACGCATCCGGTCGTCGTATGCCATACCCGCGCCAGCAGCAGCGCCGAGTTCACCATAGCGGCGACCACCAGCGCCAATCAGGGCGCGTTTGATACCTTCACGGCGCATGCGTTCGGGGTCGTACTGTTCTTGGTACATACCTTGCAGCCCTGCAATACCTTCGTCGTACACACCACGTTGTTCAGGCGTGAGGGCCATACGTTTCTCAACACGCGCTTCTTCGGTGCGGCCTTGCTGCATATTGTCCAACTCAGCCGCGTCAATAGAGGCTTTCTTGAACCGGTCGCCGAAGGATGGAGCAGCGGGGGCGGCAGGGCCAGCGGGTGCGGCAGGGCCAGCAGCACCGGGCAGCGTAGGAAGTCCACCGGTAGGTGCGGGTGGCTTGGGAGCAGCAGGAGGCGCAGGTGGGCGAGGGGGTTGGGCGGCGGTAGGAGGCACCGCAGCTTGAGGGCCAGCGGCGGCAGTTGCTTGCGCCTCGGATACGGGCGGGCGTGCGGGGGCCGGAGCAGTTGGTAGTGGGCCAGCGGCACCGGGCAACTCAAGTGGCTTGCGGGCAAACAAACGACTCGGCGGGATCGCCGCACCCCCACGCTCGGCTAACATCCGTTGCCGTTCCGCTTCCCGTGCGGACTCACGTGACGCCGTACCTTCTTTGCTAAGTTGTAAATCCAACTCCAGCATGCGGCGATTGTATTCGGGCAGGCTTTCGCCTTCCAAGCGTTTGCGACGGGGGTCTTCTACACTGCTACCTTGAGGGCCAGCGTACCCAATGATGCCGCCTGAAGCAAACATCTTTGGCTGTGCAGCGGCGTTCGCGCCGGGAGCCCCAGCGATACCACCCATCAACTTCTGCATCATGGCCTGTTGATCACCCGTCTGCTTCTGCGCAGTATCCCCACGTTGCTGTGCAAGCTCGTTCTTGGACATCTCGGCAACCTCTTGCTCACGCTGTTGCGCCACAGTCATGTTGGCTTGACCGTCTTGCTGGCCTTGCTGGGCCATCTGCAACTGCATCTGACGAGCGGCGGCTTCCTTTTGCGATTTGATCTTTTGGAGTGCCAACAGATCGAGCAAGTCCTGCGTCATCGCATAGCGTTGCTCCAGCGGCTTGGTGTTGCCTTGGTAGGCGGAAACACGGTCGTCCACACTCCCCAGCCCAGCCATGGGGCTGGCTTTTCCGGGGGTGGGCATTTGCGGGGCTTGCGGACGTTGTTGCATGAGTCCTGCAAGACCTTGCGGTGTAGCGTTTGGTACTGACATGTTGTGTCCTTATCCCGTGGTCGTAGTTGAGCCAGAACCGGTGCCTGTCGTACCGGACGATTTAGGTGCCGTCGTTGCTGCCGGTTTGCTGGGGTCTGGGAACAAACGATCATACAAGTCCATGAGGCCACCACCGCCGCTGAGAATCTCAGACAGTGCGCTGGGTTGTGAGTACGAGTACGTTTGTGCGGCAAGGGGCAAACCTTGGAGCAGCGACTGCTGATATTGCACCTGCTTGTACGGGAACTCGCGCTGGGTCTCGAACTCTTTGACATCGGCGGTGATACCTTGTTGCTCGATGTCGCGTTGGACTTGGCCAGCTTCGCCCTGCTTCTGGAGCGCGGCCAGACCGTAAGTGTTGGCGGCGTCTTGCGCTGTTTGGCCACGGCCCTGCTCGACGTTAAATTGGTTCATCGCCTGTGTGTAGGCGTCTGAGTAGCCCTTGCCGGTGATGCCTGACAAGTTTTGCAGCAGGTTGCGCTGGTTCTCGGACTCCATCAAGGCACCCCGGCCACCGCCGAACGCGCCAGCTTTGGTCATGGCGGTGCGGTTTTGCAGATTTTGAATCTGCGACTGGCGTCTGGCCTCCTCGATCTGCGGGTTGAGCGCCGCAGTCAGGTAGGGGTTCATGTACTGTTCGGCAGCATCCGCACTGAATTGTTGAGGGGTGAATGCACCCATCTGGTCAGTAGGAATGGTCAGGCCAGCAATACCTTGGAACGCGGTTTTCTGGAGGTCAGACTCCCCCGCAGTCATTGGGCCACCGTAGGCTTGGTAGTCTTGGTTGGCCAGTGCTTGACCGCGACCCAGCATGTCCGTTACATACGGCCCTGCCCAGTTGGAGAGAGACGACTCGGTGCCGGTTTGTTGGCCGACTCCGGTGTCAGCGGCAGAGCCGGTAGTTCCTGAAGATGGTGCTGTTGCCATGTCTTACCTCACTTGGGCAAAAATTTGTTGGGGTTGACCTGTCTACCCTGCTTGGTCGTACCGGTGCGTGCTTGACGGATTCGATCCATCATTTCGTACAGGCGCTTGGCACCCGCTTCAGAGTTACCGTTGCCAAGGTGCCCAACAACATCTGCGGGAATAACGAACTCACCATGACTTAATCGTGCCTCTTGTTTTCCGCCAATTCGTGCTGGAATTTTATCAGCCATACCATCGGTTGCGCCACCTAAATATCGGCCCTTGGCCATATCAGCGATGCCACCGGATGCGTACTTTGGCACGGGTAGTTTGTCGATGACAGAGGAAGCAGGCTTGACTGCTTCCTTCTTTTCCGCTTCCTTCTTTTCAGCACCAGCTTGCAACACCGCACGCTCTTGACGGGCAGGGTTGGATTTGTTCAGAGCCTCCAGACCAGCGGCTTCTTCCTTGGCGGCAGTGCGAGCGGCTTCGGCACCCTCGGGTGCACCAAAACGAGTTTTGGTGAAATACTCTTGCGCTGAGCTACCCGGACGGCGGTCGGGGTCATAGGTGTTGGCCACCTTCTCACGCACCGCTTCGTACTTAGGGATGCCGCCTTGGTAGCCCGTCTTCTCGGGTTTCTGCTGGCTCTTGTACAAACCGTACAAACCACCTACGGCACCAGCCACAGAACGCCAGTCGGTGTCGCCATTGGGCTGGGTGAATGTCTTGACCAGTTTGTTTGCGGCAATCTGCCCCAGCTTTGACAGCTTGCCACCCAAGTCCAACTGTTCGTTGGGAGTCAAGTAGCTCATGTCGTACTTCTCGCCCGAGGGGTCAGTCCATACGCCGTTTCCGTAGTTCCACCCCTCCATGCTGTCGGTGCCGGAGGTTTCATTGGTGAGTTCCTCTTGGATTCCCCCAAGCTCATCCTCAATCCATGCACCCGTTTCTTCGTCGTAGTAGCCTGCCATGATCAGCCTTTCAATATCTTGAGCAATTCTTCGTTTACATCATCAGAGCCGTCCACCATGCCGCCCTGTGCGAAAGGGGACGCAAACATCTTTTCCTGTGATGGGTTAGCGAAAATGCTGTTCCAGTCATAAATGTACCCAATCTTGGCAGGATCGGCAGCTTTTACCGTGACTTGTTGGCCTCCGGTGTCGCCTGCCTGCGCCAGCATGCTGGTCAGGGAGTTGATGTTGCCCAAGCGTGCTTGGTTAGCGGCGTTACGAGTGGCAGCTTGGCGGGTCTTCTCAGCTTCCGCAGCTTGCGCTTGACGGGTGGCCTCGGCCTCGTCCGCCACAGTCTTGAACACGCCCGTGGGTGCCCACTTGGAGCCAGCAGCAGGGGTAAACGGCGCAGTAGTATCGGGTGAACGGTTGAGGTAATTCTCAATCGCAACCTTATCGTTTTGGTCGATTACCCTGTCGCCGTTGTAGTCGTACTGCGCATCGTACGCACCTTGGGTTTGCAGCAGGTTGATCACTGCGTCCAGATCAGACTGCGTGGCTTGCTGTGTGCCTTGACCCAAGGTCTTGGCCATGTCTGCCTGCGCCAACTGAAGTGCTTGGTCGCGTGCAATACCCGCCTTCTCGTACTCAGCCGCCCTGTCCAGCACTTCCTGTTTGGCGGTGCCGATGTCAGTCTTCAGTTCAGTCTTGGTGCTGGCCAGATCAGCTTTGAGGTTCGCCTCAGTCTTGCCGATCTGTGTAAGGATGTCAGTGCGTGTGGTGCCAAGTTCGGCAGACACGTCGTCGATTGCCCTACTCAATGCTTCGTCGCGCCCAATGCCAGCCTTTTCGTAGTTGGCCATCTTTGCCAAGATGTTGGTCTCGACATCACCAATCTTGGTAGCCGTTCTTCCTTCGGACGCTGAGATTTCTTCGCTCAGGCCAGTCTTGGCCAGCCCCAGTTCCTTGAGGACTTCATCCTTGGCGTCAGCAATCTTGGCACCAAGGTTTGTTTCGACCAGCCCGACTTCTTCTTTCAGGGTGGCTTCTGTCGTACCAATCTGGCTCAACAGGTCTGCTTTGGTGGTGCCGAGGTCTGCGGCAACATCGTCAATCGCTTTGGACAGCGCCTCATCTCGACCGATGCCAGCTTTTTCGTAGTCCGCCATCTTCGACAAGATGTTGGTCTCTACGTCCCCGAGTTTGGTGCTCAAGTCAGACACCTGAGTGCTCAGGTCAGTCATTGACTTGGTGAGGTTTGCCTCCGTTGTACCGAGCGCAGTGAGCAAGTCTGCCTTGGTAGTGCCAAGGTCTGCGGCAACAGTCTCGATGGCTTTCTGAGTAGCCTCGTCGCGGGTAAGCCCAGCCTTCTCATACTCTTTCACTCTGTCGAGAATGTTCTTCTCGGTGGTCGTCAGTGCAGTCTCCAGCCCCTCAATCTTGCGAGTGAGGTTGCCTTCGGTGGTGCCCAACGACTTGAGCAAGTCGGCTTTGGTGGTGCCAAGGTCAGCGGCAACATCGGCAATCGCTTTTTGCGTTGCTTCCTCGCGCTTCATGCCAGCGGCTTCGTTCTCGGCAATCTTGGCGTACAGGCCAGTCGCAGCCGTATCGCCCTCGGCAGGTGCACCGATCAACGTATTGATGTTGTCGATCTTGGTGTTCACCCCGTCGATGTGCGCGTAGATGCCCGTGGCCGCAGTTTTGTCTGTACCAGCACTGCCTACGATCTTATCAACCGTAGCCCTAACGTCTTCTGCCGTGAGCCCTGCGTCACGCAAGTCTTGGATGGCTTTGTCGATTGTGTCGAACCGACCTTCAGTGGTTTTGAGCGCGTCTGAGATTGCAGTTTTGACTTCGGCGGTTGTGGCAACCCCTGTCAACGCAGTTTCGATTGCGGTCTTTACCTGCTCTGGAGTAGCCAGTCCTTTGGTTGCATCACCGATCTTCGTTGCAACTTCGTCGATAGACAGGCCGGGGTTGGCCTCCATGTAGATTTTGATTGCAGACGAGACATCATCCTTAGACAGCCCCGCAGGGAACTCAATCCCAGCGATGGCGTCTTTAATGTCCTGAGTGGTTGCGAGTCCTTTGACTGCCGCAGCTATTTCGGTCTTGACACCTTCAGAAGTGGCAAGCCCTTTTGTCGCATCCCCAATCTTCGATGCAACATCCGCGAGGGATAGGCCGGGGTTGGCCTCCATGTAAGTCTTGATCTCAGCGGCAACATCTTCTTTGGTGATCCCCGCAGGGAACTTGATGTTTGAGATCGCAGTCTCAATGTCTTTGGTTGTGGCGAGCCCCTTGATAGCCGCGGCTATCTCGGTCTTAACGCCCTCAGAAGTGGCCAGCCCCTTTGTTGCTTCACTGATCTTTGTCGCAACGTCTTCCAAGCTAAGGCCGGGGTTGGCCTCCATGTAAGTCTTGATTGCAGACGAGACATCCTCTTTGGACAGGCCAGCAGGGAACTGAATTTTGGCGATAGCCGCATCCACGTCCGCAGGCGTGGCCAAGCCTTTGGTTGCAGTGGTGATGGCCTTTTCCAGATCGGCCTTGGCGTTATCAACCTTCAGTGCAACCTTGGCAACCTCCAACCCCGTATCGGCAATCGACTTCGTGAGGTCTTTACGCACCAGATCAATTGCGTCCCTTGCTTCTTGGCTGACACCGCCAGAACTCATCTCGTCAAGCTGCGCCATGATGGAGTTGAACCGTGCGGTTGGCAGGTACTCAGTAGCCTTGGCGGTCAGCCCAGTCTCATCGTACTGCCCCATCAACTTCTTGAGGTCATCGGCGGTAGGCTTCTTCAGCCCCAGTGATTCGTATGCAGCCTTGACCTCACCCTCGTCCACCATGCGGGGGTCAACGTAAGTGCCGATGGCCTTGGCTTGCTCGGCTTCATTGACTTGCCCAACGAACCGTTTGACTTCTGCATCGGTTGGTTTGTACCCCAGATCAGTGAGGTACTTCTTTGCCTCCTCAGTTGTTACCTGACGAGGGTTCACGTAGTCTGCAACAGCCTTGGTCTGTGTGGACTCAGCTTTGCTACCGACAAACTGCTTGATCTCGTCCGCAGAGGGTGTGTAGCCCTTGTCGGTAAAGAATGACTTGGCTTCGTCGTAGTTGGTCGCCTTGGGGTCAAACTCGGCACGTGCGGCGGAGGTGGCCGCAGCTTCATCCTTTTGGCCAACCAACTTGGCGGCTTCTGCGTCTGTGAGCGTATAGCCTTCGGCAGCGGCGGCGGCTTTGACTTCGGCAAGGTCAAACACTCGGGGGTCAACGTATGCCTCAACACGGCTGGCCAATGTGAGATCGGTGCCTTTGCCCGTCAGTGCAGTCACGTCGTCACCGGTGAACGAATAATCGCTGCGCTTGGCCAACGTGTCAGCAGCTTCTTGACTACTTGTGTAGTTGGTATCGTCAACGACGTTCATCAAGTTGGACTTGATCGTGTTATCGGTAATACCAAGATTGGCCAGTGCTGCATCAGCAGCGGCAGGGTTGCCCTTGTTGGTTTCCAAAACACTGGCGATCTGTGGGTTGCCCATCATGGCGTTGGAGAGCACATCACCTGCTTGTGAGCCAGCGTACGCGGTGCCAGCAATAGGGCCACCTGCGATTGCGCCAAAGGCAGCGGCGGCAGTGATGTTTGCAGCTACGTCACGGTTCGGGTCGAGCTTGTAGAGTTGACCTTCCAAGAACGCTTGGGTGATACCTTCCTCGCCAGCTTCCGATACACCTTCTTTGATGGTGATCTGGGTGCCGGTCTTGGCAGCTTGGCCCAGCTTGTTCAGCGCATCCCCGAAGCCGGTACCCGAGACTTTGCCGTTGAAGATTGCCTTCTCCAGTGCACCCCCGCCCAGCCCCATAGAGGCAGCGGTCACCAAACCCGAGACGATGCCGGATTTCTGTGCGATGTCCAGCGCAATCTTTGTGGCGTCAGCTTCGCTCTTGCCGTTCTTGATAGCAAGTTTGTACGCTTCGTCGAACGCGCCTGCGGCAGCGCCACCGGCTGACTCGATCACGTCAGTGGAGATTGCAGAGGTCATACCCGCCACATTGCCAATACGGGTCGCCAGTTGTTGGCCGACTCCTCGGGCCAGCGCCAAACCTTTGGCAGCAGTGGTTGCTGCACCACCGATTAGGAACGGTGCAATCTCTTGGAAGCCTTCGACACCAATGAACTCAGCAGCAAACTCCAGCGGGTACGTTGTGGCGCCTTTGTAGATAGCCGCCAGCGTGCCGCCTACGCCCTTGGCGTTGCCGATCATGTCCTTGACATCTTTGATTGCAGCTTGGTACTGCGCGGTATTCCCGGCTTTACCTATGTTGTTCAGCGCGTTGGCAAACTTGCCCATGGCCGTGTCTTTCGGCACCGCACCAAACAGTGCAGAGATGCCGTTGATGGACTCGATGAACCCGCCGCCTGCTTTGATGACGTTGGCCGCTGTGTTGATGACAGTAGAGTTCCCGGTGTCTTTGGCCCAGCCCACGAGGGTCTTGGCGGCATTGATCATGCCTTGCGAGACCACACCGTTGACGGCATCTGCACCTGTCAGTTCCGACATGGCAAGAATCTTCTCTTGCTCAGTTGGCCTCTTGCCAACAATCGTGACTGTTGGAGTTGTGTCGCCTTGGGCTGGATTCCACGACTTAACCGCAGTGCGGGGGTCGTTTTCAATCCACACTGGGTTACCCTTGGTGTCGTAGACCAGCGAGGCAGTGCCGTTGTTGAACGCCTCAAACGAGGCCAGCTTGGTACCCGCAGGTGCAGTGAACCGGTCTGTCGGGGGCTTGTTCCACTCCCCGTAGCTGCCACCGCGAACCTCGACTCGGAATACACCGTTCTGCTGATCTGCAACCAGCGTGTTGATTGACGAGGTGTTTCCGCTGATCACGTCTTGGATGGACGCCGCCTTCATTGCACCGACGTTGTTGCCGTACTTTGCGTCGATGTTGTCCAGAATCTTCGAGACCACAGCGGGGTCAGCCGTAGCCAACGTCACGCCCTTACTTTCCAGTGCCTGAGTAACAAGACGAGTACGCTCTGCTGCAATGATCGGCTCAGCAGACTTGTTGTTTGTTGGCGCACCTTCAAATTGTCCTTTGGACAAGAAGTGCTCGTAGGGGTCAACATCGGCACCCAGCCCGTTTAGTTTGCGGTACTGCTCAGCGTCAAACTTGTCATCCATCGCCTCTACGAACGCACGATTACTTGTGCGGTAGATTGGGTCAAGTACGTCCGAGATAGTGTCAGTCTTTGTTGAGAACGCCTTGATAGCCTTTTCGTAGTCGCCGGTAAGCACCGCACCCGCTTGCTTGAGCGAATCAAGTTCCCCGCCGTATTTGTCCAGCGCGGGTTTGAACGTGTCGTTGTACTCTTTGTTGAGGTTTGTTACATACGAGTTGTAAGTTGCAATCGCAGCGTTGGCGGCGTTAGCAGTAGCTTCGCTTGGGTTTGCGTTGTGTGCGGCAACAGCATTGTTGTACGCAGTCTGAAGTCTGTTTTGCTCGTCAATCTTTTTCTGCAACGCCGCCGCTGTATCGTTGTAGTTTTTGGCTGCGGTAGCTTGGGCGGCTTGGTTTGCATCCAACTTGTCCGCCACTTTGGATGCGGCGTTGTATGAGGTGGTTGCTTCGGCAGTAGCGGTCTTAAACGCGTTTGTGGCCATATCTCCAAGCGCCTTGGAGCCAGCTTTCATCATTGCCGATTTAATGACGTTTGAGGGGCTACCACCAGTTATTGCGGCAGTAGCAGTGCCCATGAGTACATCAGTCAGAATTGCGCGTTGCGTGTTGTCAAGTTTTGTACCGTCTGGGTCAAAAGACTTCAGCGCATCGGTAACAATGCCCGAGGCGGCAATAGTAGACCCGATTACGGCAGCGGTGACGTTGCCTCCCGACAACTGCGCAGACACCGCAGAGGAGATTACACGTTGGGCGCTTCCGGGTAGTTCTTTGAACCCGCTGACTTGGCCAAGAACAGCAGGCATTGCTGCGCCTACTCCCCCTGTAATGAACGCCTTTACTGGGTCTTGCCCCGAGACTACTGCAACGGCAGCAGAGCCTGCGGCTGCGCCCACCACGTTTTCGGCAATCTTGGCAGAAGCCGCAGATGCGCCAGCTTCGGTAGCTGCGGTACCTGCGTAGGAGCCCGCCGCTTTACCAACATACGAGCCCACTTCTTGCATAACGTAGGCTTTGGCCGTGGCTTCCAGCACATCCCCGAGATCGCCACCCTTTGCGGCAACGTCTGCACCTTCAATGAGTGGGAGTGCCCAATACTGCTGAGTGGCAATCGCAGCGATCTGTGCAATGGTCTTAACGGGGTTGTCGAGCGCGGACTCAATGACGTTGCTGACCGTGGTCATCACGGGGTCAATAACCTCGTCAATCACCCAGTCTAATGCGTCACCAACAGCGTCGCCTACATCTTCAATAGCGTCAACAACAAAACTCATTTTCTACGCCCCTCAATAAGTTCGCCATCCAAAGCAATACGAACCTGCGTGTGTCCTTTGGGGGTTTGCACAATCCACATTTTCATTTTGGTCGTGATGGGGTTGCGCTTAAACGCCATAAACGCTGTGGCAAACGAGGGCCGGTCAAATTGCGCAACGTATTTTTTTGTGCCCCCACGCACCAAGTCACGGAAGTATTCTTCCCCGTTGGTGAGGAAATTTTTAGCGGAATCGACGCTCAGCGCACGGTTAACCGCTAAGTCACGGTCTTTACTGAAGTGGGTGATAAACACGGTGTTGCCATACTGCGTGACTTCCGTGTTCGGCATAGTGCCTTCTTTGATGATCGACAAGATAGCAGCGTACGGAGGCACGCCCTCAACTGGGTCGTTATATGCCGCCCGAGTGATGATCTCAGGTATGGATAGCTGCTCCTTCTTGCTGTCTACCATTGTTGCCATCAGGTTCCGCCTTTACAAACATGTGATATTTTATGCTGGCATGTTATTACGCACAAGGATCAAACAGCGCCGCTGAGAACACGTTGCCCATGCCTGCGGCCAGAACTGCGATCACCCCCTCACGGGCCGGTGCGTCATAGGACAGAAACACATCATCGTGCTCAGTGCGGTTGACGATGCCGGGAATGACACCGATCTTGAGGTTGTTCAGGAGCATGCTGGTCTCCATCAGTCCGCTGGCGGCAAGGGTGTGCCCCACACGCTGCTTGTAGGATGTAGCCACAAAGTCGGGGAACTGGGCAAGGATAGCAGCCTTCTCAGCCGTGTTGTTGGTCTGGGTGCCTGTACCGTGCGTCTTGACGATTTTGACATCGCTGGCAGGGATTTTGGCCATGTACAGCGCACCCTCAATGGCCTTTTGGTACCCCTGACCGTCAGGGCGCTGGCCCAACGGGTTGGCAAAGTCCTCGGCGGCGGTGTATGTGCCCAGCATTTTGGCGGCAGGATTGACAGCCGGTTCGGTCTCGAAGATGGCCAGACCTGCACCTTGCCCAATGTTGAACCCTGCGTTCACGGAGTCAAACGCCGATGGCTTGATGGTGGCCTCGTCCTTGTACATCAGGCTGGCTTTGGCTTGGCCAAAGAACTCCAACGTCGAGTTGTTTACGGCGTCCTCGACACCCAGCACGATCATACGGGTAAACCCGAAGTTGGTCATGAGGTTCTGCACCTCCAGCAAGACCTTGATGCTGGACGCGCATGCGCTGGCGTCTGTGGACACGTAGTCCATGGGGCCAAACATGGAGGCAACCCGCCCTGCGTAGATGTTGGTCAGGGTGACCAGCGGCAGCTTGAGTTTGAAGTGCAAGCGCCCTTCGTCTTTCTGGTCGTGCCTGCCCCGGATGCCTGCCCAGCCTTGGGAGCCTGCGGCCAAGATGAACCCAGTCTTGCCAGATGTAGGGTTTTCCCTTACGTAGTCGATCAGCTTGGGGTCGATGACTTTGTTGGCCAGCACGTGCGCTGGGTAGACCAGCCCCGACTTGACGTTGTTGTAGGTCTCGGGGAACCAGTGGATGCGTTGTGGGTAGGGATGGTCTTCAATGACATCCGTGTGGGTTGTTCCGGCGTTGCGGTGGTGTGTGAGGTAAATCATTTGACCCTCGCCAGTTCAGCTTCAAGATCAGTTGGAGTGTGCGTTTTGTGCGCTTCCAAAAAGGCTTGCAAATCGGTGACCGTGGTGGCCTCCATTTCCCGCATCGTGTCTTCTTCGATACCGTAGATTTCCCCGAGGTACATGGCCAGCATGATAGTGTCGAGGCTGTCCAATTTAAGATCAGCCAACTGATCTTGCATGGATGCGGCGTGACTCTGCGCGGCAGAGACAGGCTTGGCGAGGTCTACCACGCCATTAAAAAGTTCAAGAAAATTCATGTTCGCACCTTGGTAAAGAGGGACACGTAGTATCCCTCACCGCGCAGCGCGAATCAACGCCAAGCGGTGCGTTGTTATGGCGGGGTGGGTCGTGGCACGGGCAGTGGCGCGATGAAGTTGACTGCCATCACCGCCGAAGGCATACCCGGATGAACCCCTGTTGCAGCGGCAGCTTCCAGCGACATGTCGATGTCATCAGATGCCCATTGCATCTCAATGTACTCCCCCGCGCCCAAGTCAATGTCAAAGTTCCACGAGATGTTCAAATGGGTGTTGCCCCCAGACACTGTGTACTGGTGGGTGGAATACCCGATGTCTATTCCGTTTCTGGCAATCCAGATGTACACCTGCTTGGCGCTGCCCGAATTGCTGCGAAGCTGCCCGGAGAACTGAAAGTTGTAAATGCCGCCAACATCCACGTACACCCGGCTGTCCGTTCCAGAGTTCACTCGAACTGCGTTGTTCAGGTACTCGATTGGGAAGTCAATCGGCTGGCCCACGTTTACCACAGCAATCGGTTGATCCGTGGTGCTGAAAAACAGACCGTTCGGGCAGTCGATGTACTGCCCACCGTTGCTACCAAGCACGGCGTTGACGATGTTGGTCAGTCGGTTGTAGAACAGACGGTGGACGTTGTTCAACTGATCTTGGTACGGTCGCTGGTACTGATCCGTCCCCAGCGGTAGTGCTGGGGGTTCAATCTGTGTGAGGTTGCCTGACATGTGCGTTCCTTACCTGCGACCGTCTGCACGCATGTCAATACGAGGTGCGCCCAATTGCCAGTTCACGCCCAACCCGGTGGACTCGACTTTGATTGACATCTGGCGACCACGCACCCGAGTGAAAATCTGGCCCGTATATTCTTCCACTGGCAGCGCAGCGATTCGCGTGATGTTGGCAAAACTCTCGTTGGCCACCGAGTGGTCGGCGTTGGTGGCTTTGTTGACCGAGTACCCAGAGCCAGAGTTTTTCAATGGCAGCAGGTACATCGTGGCGCTTGGCGCATCAGCGGTAGAGCCCTCGAACGTGATGTCAGGCAGCACGCGCCATACGAACATGAAGTTGTGACCATCGTCCAAGTCAAACTGTGAGGAAATGATCCACGACTCGATTGGCAGTGTGGTTGCCGTGGCGTTGTCGTCCAGACCTTGTTCATGGTTTACGAGGTTGCTGTTATACGTAGCCGCCAGCGGAAAGTTGCGCAGGCCGGAATCCAGCCATGCGGTGCGGGCCATGTTGCCGTAGTACCAGACGTTCTCGGCGTAGTTGAAGATCACATACTTGTCGATTACGTCTGACCCAGCAGAACAGTAAAACCACCAAATTTCGTTGAACCCCTCGTTGGTGCCAGCCACCACCTGTGCGTACTGGGCAGTGTTGATGTCCGAGAACACGTAGCGGCGCAAGTCGCAGTTCAATGTCTGTGAGCGACCATCGTATTTGTAGAACTTGTCTTTGCCCATCCAGTAGGACACGCCGTTGGCATACGCTACAGCGTTCTGGCCCACGATGGAGATGTTCTCGCCAACAAGCTGAGCACCCCAGACAATCGGTGCACCCACGTACTGGAGTGAATACAGCGATGCGTCAGTCCACACCAACACCTCCTGACGAGACTGCGTGGCGGTAACAATCTCAGAGCCGCGAGACAGGCGCAGGAAACCTGCTTGGTTGGTCGATGCGGGTGTCCAGTTGTAGGGGTCTTCTTGATCAGACCAGCGAATCAACATCGGGTCAACAGTAGACGTGCCGTAGTCGTTGCAGCCGAACGCAAACACAAACCGGCTGATGTCAGACACCAGCAAGTAGTTTTGATGCTCAGGTACGTCCGTGGCCCCACCAAAATCGCTGAGCAAGTATGCGTTCGACAGGATGCGGCATGTGCCCACAGCCGCAACGGTTACTTGGATGAGCGCCCCCGCAGGAGTCAGCGAGATGTTGAACGAGGAGCCCGAGGGGTTGCGCACATAGTACAACTCGCCGGGGGTGATGCCCACGGGCAGCGTGGCTCCAGAGTCAGGCGCAAAGCGCAAGGGCGTGCCTTCAGCGTATTCGGCAGCGGCAGTAATCACCGTGGGGTTGGCCACGGTTGCGGCGAACGTGATGGGGGTGTAGCCAGACGTGGCATCCCAGTAGTAAATTGGGCCTTCTCGGGGGCCGAAGATCAAGTCCTCGCCGTAGTTCTGTTGGCTCCACAAACGGATGGCGTCCGTAGACGATTGGCCAACCCCCCAAGGGCCAGCACCCCAAGGGCCAGCACCCCAGCCCACAAGCGGCACCACATACGCAGGGCCGACGTTGATCTGATAGAGCGCGTACACCGTGCCGCCACCCGTTGCATCCGACGAAGCGTTGGAGCTTGCTGTAATCGTGTACGTGTTGGTGCCCGTGACTGTGATCTCGTATTGGCCGAAGATGGTCAAGCCCCCCACAGCGGTTGCGCCGTAGAACGTCACGAAGTCGCCGTCAATGTATCCGCCGTTGGCGTCAGTCACCTCAACAATCGGCGAGCCGTTAAAAGTCTCAAACGGGTTGGTCAATGTGACCTGATCGCGGAAGGGGGTGATGTCGTTGTAGATACCGCCAGCTTCAAGGTAGAACTTGAGGTTGGTGCCCACGCCAATCAGGTTGATGCCGCCAAGGGTCACCCAGTTCCACAGGGAACGGCAAACGCCCAAGAACGTGGCCGAAGAAATACGCTCCCACCCGCCGATCTTTTCAGGCGTGCCTTGACGAAAGCGAATCTTCTCGCTCTCGTACCAGCCCCCTTCGTTCGTATACCGTGTGTTCTCACGGTTTACACCGGGCTTGAGCAGTAGCTTCTTTAGTGGCATGCCGTCACCTTACGCATGAAGACCCGGCAAGTACACAGTCTTTCCGCCCTCTTTTACGGCGGTCAAGTCCTGCTTTTTCAGGTTTGCAGGGTCGTAAGACACATGCACCCAACCTGAATCCGGTACACCACGAGTATAAAACTCAAGGATCAGTTGTGTATAGGAGAGATTCGATTTAATCCACTCGGCAAGCTCATGGTTTGGTACCCCCGGAATCTCAATGTCTGCGGCCATGCCGTGACAGTGGTCAGAGGTGCGAGAGCCGCCTACCTTGGCGTTGACCTCGGGGTGGCGGAACCCAGAATTGACTTTGACGCCTTTGGCGTAGTGGTCACGCACGGGCTGAAGCACCTTTTCGGCCAGCAACTTTAGGCTGGCGATCTGCACCTCGTTCGGCGTGTTGTCCATGTCGTGGCGCAGGGCAGTGTCGCTTTTGACCATCTCGGACAAGGTGAAGTTCTTGGTCAAGTTCATTTTTTGTCTTTCAGGTTTAGGAGGTCAGCACCTTTGTCTTTGGAGCCCTGCGAACTCCCACGGTGGAAGTTCAGGATGGTGCCGCTCATGGTGATGAGGGAGCCAAGCGCCATGTACACAAGTTCTTTGTTGGCTTCCGGCACGCCCTTGATGAACGCAAACCACGCCAAAAAGATGGTGGCCGACACGATACCTACGTCCAGCGCATAGGCGGTATTCTTGGCCAGCCAAGAGGCGTTGACCGATTCTTGCACCTTGGCGTTCATGTCACGGGCGCTGTCGGTATTGGCGTTGTTGATCTCCAGCACTTTGGTCTCGTTCGCCATACGGGCCAACTCGCCGTTCTCCTGCATCTGGGCCAACTCCTGCTTTGCGGCGGCTGCGGCTGCGGGGTCGGGCAAGAATCGGTCGATCAGTTTGCCGCCAATAGCAGCCAGTGGGTTCAGGTCACTCAGGTTCATGCTCCACCTTTCTTGACCAATATGGTCGCTGCGATCTCCATCATTGAAATGATGTGCTCCATGTTGTCAGGCTGCTGTGCCCACCCTGCGGTAATCTGACCAATGAATCGGCTGCGGTCAGGGGGCACGGATATACGACAGGTATAGTTAGCGCCTTGCGCTATGTACCAAATTCCCAACTCACTCTGAGGGCGCAAATACTGGCTGCAAGGAATGTCACCAGCCATGAGCTTAACGACATCATTGTTGTTCGCGTGGTTAGATGTAAACAGGCCGACATCTATGCCTTCAAGTTCTTTGCTGCGTCCGTCCTTGGTGTACAGGCGGTGCAACACACGGGTGCCAAGAATGGGGTTGACTTTAAAGATGGCTACGAACTTGGCGTCGGTTTGCTTGAACAGTACCGACGCTGCATCATCCACACGTTCTTCGTGGATGGTGGGCATTCTTTTTTGCTCTTGGTAAGCAGCCAGCAGAAACGCTTGGTTTTGCCAAAACAGATAGCCCACAAAGGTGACGATTGCCATGATCACAATAGCGATCAGCTTGAATGGGGAATCTACATACGATAGAACCCGATCCAATACGCCAAGGGCTTTCTCGTCACTCATTGGGGCTTTCTTTACATTACGCCACCAAACATCGGAGGCAGTGTTGTTACTTGGATGGCCACGTTCTGCTTCAACTCCAGCGCTTTGCCGCAATCGGTGCAGGTGTCGGCGGCAAGCTCCGCCTCATCCAAGTCATAGCCACAGTGGAGGCATACGGCCTCCACTTCGTGGGCTGCTTCTATCGTGCCATCAGGCAGCGTCTGTGGGGGCTTTTGCAGCTTCATCAGGGCTACCCAATTGGCCTTGGGCTTGCTGTTGGATCGCGTTTACCAGTTGGAACACCTCTTGGAAAGGCTTGGTAGCAAGGTATTGCAAGACACCGTTAACCAGATCAAGAGACAACGCGACAGTTTTTTGCTCGTTCATACGAACTCCATTTTTGCAACCGCTGAGATGGGGCAGCGGCGAGACCCCGTGCAATTATGCCGCAGGAGTGACCCAAGGCAAAGGTGGGGTTACCACTGGGGGATTGATCTGATTGTCGATCTGGCTTTGCACCGATGCTTCGGTGGCTGCTTGGTCAACGCCATTGGCCCAAATCCAGCCCAAGACTTGCTCTTGAGTCAGGTCTGCGTAGGGCGTAAACGAGCCGGAGGGGGCTGGCACTTGGCAGGTGGAGTATGCGCTGGCGCTGTAAGTGTCTTGAGTGCCGGAGCACGTCCAATGCACGTTGAAGACCACATCGGTTTCGCTGCCCTCTTGGGGGTAGCAGTCCATTGCGGTGACAGTCCAGTTGAAGGTGGTGGTCATGATATTTCCTTTCGATTAACTCATGCGGTACAGGATGAAAGTGTTTGCCGCAGTGCGGCGGATGCGGAAGTTTGCCGATGTGCCAGTGGCGATTGTCAAAGCACCCAGCGATGTTACGCCAGTGTTGACGGCCATTGTGATCGTGCCAGAGGCAGTGTTGATGACGGTGAAGTTGTAGCCAATGTCGGTTGTAGCCCAAGAAACAAGTGTCTCCAGCGTAGAACCCAGAGGCATCGTCACGGTGTAGCTTGTGCCAGTCGTGTTGATGATCTGGCCTTGGATGTTGGCGTTGGTCAGTGTGGCGGCGGTGCTGATGGATGCAGGTGCTGGTGCCCAAACGACCTGAGAACCTGTCGTAGTTTGGATATTTCCTGCGCTGTCAATACGCATGCGCTCGGCGGGCGAAGCAGAACCATCAGCAGAAGTGGAAAACACTAAGCGACCCGGCATGTCGTTAGTGCCGGGGGTGCCGTCCACAACACCAGCAATCTGTGCCGCACGAACAAAGTTTGTACCGTCTGAGCCAGAGAAGCGGATGGCACCCACGACATCGCCGCTGTTAACCACTGTCTGCGAGCCAACTGTTGCGTTGCGCGAAAAGCCCATCTCAAGGAATGGGGCTGCGTTTGTCGTTGCGAACGCATACTGACCGATGCTGCTGGCTGCGGTGGTTCCACCAAGAGTTTCAATTCCAAGTACAGAGCCGCCAGTGCTTGTGACACCCGCTGATCCGCCACGGATAATTTCACCAGTAGAGAGGATGCGCATGCGCTCGGAGCCATTGGTGTTGAACACCATGTTGTTGTTCACGCCGCCACCAAGGTTGATCGAGGCGTTTGTGACACCCGTATTGCCAATGGAGCGGATTACACCGTTGCCTGCTGTGCTGTCAGTGCGGGTGAGTGTGAGGATGGCAGATGTAGCGTCTGCCACATCAAGACGCGAAGATGGCGTAGCAGTCCCAATACCTACGTTGTTGCTTGAGCCTATGATACGCATGGACTCCACGCCAGACTGAATAAATGCAATTGACTGCGTACCACTGGTCGTAATCTGTGCAGTTGATGGGTTTGTGGCTGCGGATGACCCGTTCATCCGGAAATCAAAAGTCACACCATCAGAATTTTGTGCTCTAAAAAGACTGGGGTTTGCGGCATTTGTCCCCAATGCTTGAATTATGACGCTGGCAGCAGACGAAACAGTTAGCTGGTTGGCAGGCGTAGTCGTCCCAATACCCACGTTGCCAGCAAAGTAGTTCTGCGCCGTACCGCTGGCGTAGATGTTCCACTTGTTCGTGCCGCTGGAGACTGCGGAGGTGATGCCGTAGTTGTTTGTGGCCCGTGTCTGGTCGGCAATAAATACGCCGTACTGGTTGGTGATGGCTGAACCCGCACCCAAAGTTGGGTTGAGTGCTTGGAAGCCGACAAGATTGGTGACCGTATATGCGGATGCCGCCGTTGCAGGCAAAGACAGGAACGCAATTAAGTCTGAAGTGCCTGCGGTGCTGCCTGTAAGTTGCGAGGCAACGCCATATTGCGACGTAGACGTAAGTGCCGAGTTGGTAATTTTAAGCGCTATGTTGGTTGACCCAGCACCACCCACGCCCATGTACCCGTTCACTGTCACAGTGTCGGTCGTAGCATCGCCAAGGGTTACGTTGCCTGTGGTGATGAGGCCACCAGCGCCGGGGTCTGTTGTGGTGCCGATGGACAAGCCGCCAGCGGCGGAGAGGCGCATTCTTTCTGTGCCGCCAGTAGTAAACGCCAAAGCCGTGGCAGCGCCAGTTGAGTTAGTGGCAGCATCAAGAATCACTCTATCGCCACCAGTGGTAAAAGTCAGTCTCTTGTCGTTTGCCGAGCCTCCCGAGCCACGGAAATACCCCAAAACAACGGCATTATCAGTTACATCCAGCTTTGCAGCAGGCGTAGTCGTCCCAATACCCACGTTGCCAGCAAAATAGTTTGTGGACTGAGAGTCATCCATCCAGATGCCGTAGCGGTTGGTCAGGGTGCCCGAGACCGTAGGAGCGTCGGCGCGGAAGGCGTAGTAGTTGGTCATCGTGCCAGTGACACCGACAACTGGGCCTGCCAGCTTGATGCCGTAGCCGTTGGTAACCGTGGCGTTTCCTACAGCCGTTGGTGCGCCAACAGTAAATGAAGATAACTCGAACCCAATAGCGGTGGGTGTGCTATTGGTGTTGAAGGTCGAGAGGCTACCAAGAGAAAACGCTGCCCGAACAGCAGTTGCTGCGGTCATTGTGCCAGCGGCGTTGGTAACAGCGCCAGTAAGAGCAACAGCAGTCCCAGACACCGCAGTGGTTGGTAACGAAGTTCCGTGTGTTACGCCGAACGTACCCCCAGTAAGGGCGTTTGACGCGTTAGTTGATGTGTCAGCCGCATTGCCTCGGTTTGCAATCCCTTGAACTCCGGTTAGGGACACCCGTGCGGTCGATCCGCTCGACGTAATAACTGGATTGGAGCTAATCCCCAGTAAGGAAACTGTGTTGCTTCCACCCGTCCCATCGTTTGACAATGCAGGCGAAAACTGCCCCGCTGATAGAGTGATGCTCGTTGAGCCCGTTGCGGCAATTGTAGGTACGGCAGTAAGAGATGATAGGGCAGTTGAGTTTGCTGCACCCGTCTGAGTAGTGTACGGATAAACCCCATACCCAACGAGCGCCATGCCACCAGCGGTGGTCGTAGAGGTGTAGCTTGTGCTGGTACCGAGCAGCAAGTTGCCGGAAGAGTCGATACGCATGCGCTCAGCACCTAACGTGCCAAATGCCATAGAGTCGCCGCTGTGGTTGTACGTAACATAACCCCGGCCCACCGTAGCATTGATAACATCAGAAAATGCAACCGTGCCAGTGCTTGTGTTGAAGCTGCTGATTGTCAAACCAGCATTGCCCGCAGCTTGCCCAATAACAAGATTCTCTGAGCCATCTACACCGTAAGTTGCTGGGTCGGTTGTTGCAATACCCACGTTGCCAGCAAAGTAGTTCGCCGCTGTACCGCTGGCATAGATGTTCCATTTGTTCGTGCCGCTGGAAACCAAAGAGCGAATGCCGTAGTTGTTTGTGCCTTGGGTTTGGTCAGCAATTTGCACGCCAACAAGATTGGTAACGGAAGAACCCGCACCCAATGACGCATCCTCGGCTGAAAAACCGTAGATGTTTGAGCAAGTAAAAGCTGCAACCGCTGTTTTTGGAAGAGATTGAAACAATCTGAGCGCAGTGGTGGCCGAAGAACTCGCTGTAACATTGGAATAAACGCCGAATTGATCTCCACCAGTTAGCGCCGTACTAACTACCTGAATACCACGACCCGAATTTCCACCACCACCCACCCCCATATACCCGTTCACCGTCACAGTGTCGGTAGTGGCATCGCCAAGGGTTACGTTGTTGGCAAAGGAGACAGCGCCTGTCGAATCAGCAATGGTGATCGAGGCTGTGCCATCCTTGGCCTTGATGTTGGTTACTTCAAGGTTTGTGGTGTCGATTGTGGTGACGTTCAGCGTTGCAATGGTTGCAGTACCGTCGATGTACAGGTCTTTCCATGCGTTTGCAGCGGAACCCAAGTCGTAGGTGTTGTCAGCGGAAGGCAGCACGTTGGAGGCCACACGTGCAGTCACAGTCACGGTGTCGCTTGTCGCGTTACCCAATGTGGTGTTGCCGTTGATCGTGGCGTTGCCATCGACTGTCAGGTTGCCGGTGACTCGGCCATCAATGATGGTGGTCACGCAAGCGTTGACGTTGGTGCCGTCGCAGAACAAGAAGGCGGTGTTGCCAGCAGCGACTGCCACACCTGTACCAGCAGAGGTCTTCAGAGTAACAGCGAAAGACGTGGTGTTCTGCACCACGTAGAGCTTGGCTGCGGCAGGGCAGATGATCTCACCCGCGCCGGTGATGGCCGAGCCCCCGGAACCAGTAGCCGCAACGAGCACGGCGCAGCGAGACTCGGAAGTCGTACCGTTGGCCGTGGTCAACGTGTGGGCGTTGGCAGTCCAAGTATTGATCGTTGCAAGGCCAGTGATGGCTTGCTCAATCATCGAGGTGATGTTGTCGTTGACAATATCGCCCCATGTACCAGAGAGTTCCCCAGTGACGGGAAGCGCCAATTTCAGCGTTGGTGTGTATTGTGTGGTCATCTGTTTACCCTCTTATGTGACAACTTGTTGCCAGCCCGCAGTTTGCGTATCACTCACAACACCCCATGTGGGTGTCTGAGCATCGTTGATATTTTGCCAGTTTGCTGACTGTCCGTCACTAACTTGTGACCACAAAGCGCTCTGGCCATCATTTATACCGTTCCAATCGGCGTCTTGGTTGTCGTCAATCTGGCCCCAGACGTTGACTTGGCCAATGTATCCAGTTGCATACACCCCAGTGGGAAGTACGGTAGCGCCCGCGCTGGCCACCACAGTGCCTACTTCACCAGTAGCGGATACCCCGGTGACAGGGACGATGATCGACAGAAGTACCGTTACGTTCCCAACTTCGGTGACGCCTTCAACGCCTGTTGGGAATACTTCTGCTGTGCCCGTAATTTCGACGCTGCCAACCGCGCCGGTGGCCTCAACCCCCAAGGGGTACGCCGTAGCTCCACCTGTTGCAATGACACTACCAACTGCGCCGGTAGCGGAGACTCCAGTCGTAGGGACTATGGCCGTGCCAGAGATTTGTACAGTTCCTACCTGCGCTGTGCCAGCTACACCTGTGACTTGCACGAGGGCGTTGGCCTGCACTAAGACAGACCCTACTTGGCCCGTTGCTTGTAAGCCAGAAGGGTAGACAATTGCAGTTCCGGTAACGGTGACTGTACCCACCGCTCCAGTAGCAGAAACCCCGGTAACAGGGACATCTGCATTAGCCGCGACAACGACGGTACCAATGGCCCCCGTTGCACTGACGCCATCTACCGATACGATGGTCAGGTTTTCCCCCCACGAGCCACGGCTCCATGGGCCAGAACCCCAACCTACGTATTCAATAGACGACGCCACGTATCACTCATCACGCAATGCGCAAGATCGCGTTCGATGCGTCTGCAACAGGGAATTGGATGGTGAAGTTACCGGCAGTAGATGTTTTGTCACCGCCAAAGTCCAGCACACAAACCGACGGGTTAGTCGTGCCGTTGGCCAGATAAATCAAAGCACCTCGCGCAGTGATCGTGGCGGTCGTCCACGTGACATCGGAGAAGTCAATAAACGCTGTGGTGCCGCTGGATGTGGGTACTTGGCTGATGGTCAAAGTCTCGCCGCCAGCGGTGTACCCTGTACCGACAACTTCGTTGGAGGTGGTGTATGCGGTCGTGGCGGCGCTCAAAGTGGCCGACGACGTGTACAACGCGATCTTGAATGTTTGCGAAGTGCCAGTACCAAAGTCAAAATCGGCTCCGAGGATACCGACCTTGAACGATGTGCACATTGCTTGTGTGATTGCCATTTCTTACTCCTTAACTGACAGGGATACGGGTTTGCCCAGAGCGATACGCATCTTGGCGCAGCTTGCCATCGCCCAACTGTTTCAACAGGCCAATTGCTTGTACATACAACTTCTCGTACACCGCAATGATGTCAGCTTCACCCTTCATAAACCGGATGGCTTCAATCAACGCGCCGTTCAAGAGAGCAGTGTCAAACTCATCGCCCAACCATGTGGTGCCTGCCGTGACGATGGACTCAGGGTAGTAGCCGTAATGCAACTCTGCATCGTATGACTGGTCGGGTGTGGGGCCAATGATGAACGCAGAGGCGTCGAAAATCGCGTAGTAGCGGGGCAACTTGCGAGTGGCAGTGACATCCCGTGGGTACGCCTCACGAATGAAGTTCACATCCTTGTCGATCAGGTAGTGGTACTCACCTGCGGCGTCAATCACAGCCAGCGAGTACACGTACAAGAAGTCAGATGGAATCTGGAGGTACTTGTTACCAGCCGTCATCGCGCCCGTGACGTTCTTGCGAATAGCCGGAATCTGCACCGTGTTGTAAATCTTCTGCTCAGCCTGCTCGGTGAACATAGCCAACTCCTGCGCAGAAAACTCGTTCTCGCAGATGTTTTGGATGTTGGTGCACAACTCGGTGTAGTTCATGAGCTACCTCTTAGGCCATAGGGCCACGGGCCATCTTGCCTTTGGTCTGGGCCTTGCCACCACGCACAACGATACCGCTGGTTTTTGGGCCAGCATCGTCGCGCTTGTAGATGTTTCCAGCAGACATGTTCACAGTGTTCAGGTTGCTGTGGTCAGGGCCGCTACCGGGGTTGCTTGCCATCTTGACGGCTTTACCCGACATCGTGTGCGGCTTGGCATAGACGCTGGCAGCGCCAACTTCCTTGCCCATCATTTTTTGACTGAATTTGGCCATGATTAACCTCGCTTTTGGTTGTTTGCGCGAGCCATGTTACGACCGACTGCACGCATGGCTTCGCCAGTGACGCCTTTGGCTTTGCCCTTACCGCCATCTTGCATACCAACAGCGGGGCCGCTATCGCCAAGATTTTTACCCTTGGTCTTGCCCTTTTTTGCGACGCCATCCGCAGATTTTGTAAATGCCATTTTGAACTCCTTATGTGATCACAACCGTTACTGTACCAATTTGTCCGAGTCCCACCAAGTTATTTGGCGTGAGCGCGGAATCAAACCCTCGGGCCATACCCACGGGGTTCCACCCCCACTGGATGTTCCGGCTACCTTCACCAATCGAGCCGTTTGCCAACGTGCCAGACTGGTAGTAGGTGTTGTCCTTGCGGGGATTGCGCAACGCTTGCGGGTCATCCACAGGGTACATACCCAACTGCAACTGGGGTTGGTCAGGTTCCCAACAATCGTGGCAGACCAACATGTTGACCTGCTTCGTCTTGATGATCAGCGTGCGCAACTCGCGCAGACGGAACTGAAAACCACAACGGTCGCAGATCGCAATTGCAATCTTGCCGGAGGCAAAACGGTTACCCATCAGCCACCCCCAATGTAGGAGCGACGCGGCACAAACCGGATCGCAGCCTTTTCTCTATCCTCTCCTGCTGCCAAGTCAAACTGCTCGTCGTATGCAGCCTTCAACATTGGAATGCGGCTCTCCAACTCAGGCACCTTCATGGCAATGTGGTAGGCCAGACCAGCCGTTACGGCAGGCAGGAACCGGAAATTCATGTCTGCGGTCTCGATACCCGCTCCAGCGTCTTGAATACGGCGCATGCGCCAGTAAGCAAGCTGGTAGTAAGGCTCGGCTGCGGTGCCTTGATCTGGGGTTGGCCAGACGGTCACAGCGGGAACTTGCGCCCAGTACACCTCGGCCCCAGCGGTATGCGCGGCAGGGAAGGTGTCTTGTTGGCCACGGCCACAGTTGTAGAGCGTGCCCTGCGTGCTGCCTTGAGCCTGCACAATATAGCCGTAGCTGATGATCTCACTGTCCAAACGAATGAAGCCCGCCGCTGGCAGGCCCGTCACATCGCTCAGGATGATCGTGGTGGCAGTTGAGTTGATCGTGGACGACAGCAGCCCAGCAGTGAGGCTCTCTTGGCCCGACATGCGCTGAATCCAAATCTGGATTGGGCGTGCCTGCTGTAACTTGTTTGGGATCGTCGCGTACGTGGATACGCTGATGCGCGTGATTGAAAGATCAGCCTGTGTGGACACGTTCCCCGCACCCGTGCGAATGACGTGCTCCAGCAGGTCGATGGTGTCGTTGGGCAGCGCGTAGGTGTTGATGCCTTGCACGAGGTTGATCACCCCCTGCTCAATCGTCCACATGTTGATGCCGCGGTTCTGCCACTCGATGGTCATCAGATTCATCGAACGACGAGCGGTGCGCAGGTCATAACCAGTGCGCAACTCGCGGCCAGCACGCTCCCACGACTCCTCTGCGATTTCAGTGAATTCGAGGTTGAAAATGGAAGTGCCTGAAGTGCTCATTTTTTAGCCGCCCTCATGTTGTCAACGAGGTTAGGGTATGGACGCCCTGCTGCCTTGGCCATGGCCTTGGCGCTTGATTTCTTGGCCGGAGATAGCTTCTTGGGTGCGCCCAGCCCCTTGGGGCGGGCTTTGTCCCACACTTCTCCACCTTGAGCGTACTCGGTGAAGTCCGTGTTGTCGCGGCGCTGACGCGCCTGCCCATCCTCGGTGAAGTCCGTGTTGTCACGGCGTTTCTTCACCTTGGCTTTGGGCATTTTGTCTGGGTTGATGATACCCATACCGCGACTCGCTCTCATATCAGCACTTACCGCCGCCAGCCATTTTGATCTGGGTGCCTTTGGTCTTGCCCTTTGAGGCAATACCGTCAGCACGCTTGGAAGCGGAACCCACAGAGCCGCCCTTCTTGAAAGCAGGGGCGGGCATCACGGACTCATCAGGAGCCGCGCCACGGGGCTTGGGAGCCACAGGCATCATGGGCTTCTTGGGCATGGGCTTCTTTGCGGCCATAGGCGGCTTAGGCATCGGCTTCTTCATAGGTGCAGAAGCGCCGTCGATGTCTTGTGGGGGTTTCCCCATACCAGCAGTGTAGATACCGCCATCATTGAATTTGCGTTTTTTCATGTTGACTCCTTAACATTTACCGCCGCCAGCCATGGCAATCATCTTGCCCTTGGTATGACCCTTGGCCACACAACCGTCGCCACGAGTGACACTGCCACCCTTGGCCAACTTGGTCATGGGCTTGCCTTTGTGCAAACGGCCTTCGTGTTTGTTCACGGCCTTCTGCATCATGGCTTTGTCCATCTTCACATCTTCGTGTTTCATAGAACCACCTTTTGCAAATTTACGGCCTTTATCGGCCTGACTAAACTCTTTGGCGACCTTGGTAGGTACACCGACTTTTTTGGCGAACGCGGGGTTGTGAGCCGCTGCATCCATCAAGCGTTTTTGCGCTGGGCTAACCGAGGGCACTGCGTTGCTCCTTCATAAATTCATCGAGTTTGGCATCGAGGCGATCAAGGCGTTGGATGACGCGGTTCATGTCGTTGTGGACATCAGCCTTTGTCACGTACTCCTTGGGCATCTCTTCCCGAGTTTTGTTGAGCAAAATTTGAACGCGCTTGAGTTCTTCGTGCACGCCCTTGACCCACATCAGGATCAGAGCCGCCACAAAAGACAAAATCACGTTCCATACCATCAGTTCCATATCAGCACTTCCATCTTGCAAGTGAAGCAGCCTTACGAGTGGGCTTGCCCTTCTCGTCTTTCATCGGCCCCGGCATACCGCTCATGCGTGCGCAGAACGAGTCCTTGCGCTTGCCGCCTTGTGGTTGAGGAGCCTTCAGGTTGCTGCCCGTTGCAGCGTTGTACTTGGCACGGCCTTTGGCAGTCAAACCCGCCCCCTTGGAAGCAGGCAGCTTTTCGCCACGACCGATAGCAAGGGAGGGAGTCTTCTTAGCCATAGAACACCGTCACTTTGGCATCGGTCAACGCAGCGTAAACGTCTGTCTGAAACAAAACGCCTTGCGCTGGAATGACCACGCTGAACGGCTCACCGTTAGCGACTGTGTTGATGGTGAATAGGGTGGTGCCGCCAGAGCCGCCATCTTTGAAGACGACGCTGCCTGCGCCCGTACCGGGCTCAATCAAGGCTCCGCGCACACGGGCGCGGCCACCATAAACAGAGCCCGATGCGGCCAGCGATTTGGCCATTACATCGGTTTGCATTCCCATGTCGGGCTCCTATTAGACGTTCTGCTGACCGGTGTATGGATCGACAACGAAGTAGGTGATGTAGCCTGCAACGGTGCCAGCGCCGCTGGTGTTGTCAGTCACAGTCACATAAGACATTTCGGTCAACGTAGCACCCGTAACCACGGAGCCAACGCTTGTAGTGCCCACAGCGGACACATCCAAACCAGACGCGAAGAAGTTGTTGTCTGCTGTGCCACTGACGTAGCCAGTAGCGCCAATGTCGCAAGAACCTGTACCGGCATCGTTGATGCTGATAGACAAGATCACTGCGCCAACAGGCAGAATGAGGGGGGTAGTGCTCAGTGCAGAAGACACTGCGACGTTGGTGCCTGCGGTGGCGGGGCTTGCATCGGCAATATAGAACGATGCGGCCATGATGCCGGAACCACAGTAAGCGGTGCGCGTTTGATCACCGCCGCCAGAACGCCAAATACTTTGGGTGGTAGAGACTGCCATTTCAATTTTCCTTACGTACAAGATCAGCGCATCATTCGGTACGTCGTTTGCCGGGTCAATATGATGCACCGGAATTCCCGGAACGACTCAAATATACATCAAATACCAAAAAAGAAAAGCCCCCGAAGGAGCTTTTCTTTACGCGGTTTAAGCGCCGGGGGAACCGAAAATACCCAGAGGGTCGGACACACCGAAGCTGTAACGCTCGCGGGCTTTGTAACGGCTGTTGCCGGTGTCAAAGTCAGCGTCCATGCCATTTTGCAATGGGCTACGGACAAAGTGCTTCAAGCCGTTAGGCACGTCAGTCATCAGGAACCAAGCGTTGCTGTCTGTCAAGTAGTGGTTGACAGTGTAGCCTTCGCGGATGGAACTGTTGTTCTTCAGTGCGTTAATGTCGTTGTCGTTGGTGCCGACGCGGAGTTCGGTTTCCAACAAACGAGTTGCAACGAATTGCAGGCTTGGGGGCACGATCAGTTTCTTAGGCTGAGCAGCGATCAACAGGCCACGTTCGTCTGTCCAACCAGCGATCTGAATAACGGCGGCTTCCAAGGAAGTCTCGTTCAGGTCGGCAGCGACAGTAGGACGGTTGCTGTTGGTACCACCAGACACCAAAGGGTGGGCTGTCGAGCACAGAACTTGGCCGTCACCGTAGGTGGGGCCGCCAGTGAAGGCGTTGTTCAGGATCGAAGCAGCTTTGACCTGCTTGGTGTAAGCCATGGCGCGAGCCAGAGCTTTGGTGTATCGAGCGGACAACGAGTCATACAAGTTGTCTTCGATAGCTTCTTCGGTCAGAGAGAAACCCATCGCAATGGTTTCGTGCACGTAGCGTGCAGTCCATGCTTCTTGTGCGTTGTCATACGCCAGTGCAGAACCTTCGTTCTTCACAGGTGCGGCGCTGAAGCCGGACAACTTGGTTTCTTCTTCAAAAGAACGCTCAGAGGTTTCGGTCTCGAAAATCTCTTTGTGTTCTTCGCCGTACTTTTTGTACTCCAAGCCAAACAAAGCGTTCAGGCCGGGGAGCAGTTCTTTCAGTAGCTGTGCACGTGAAATAGCCATGATTTAGCTCCTTAAACGCCAGTTGGGTTGAGATACTGATGGCCGCCAGCCCACGTTACCGTGTTAGGAGTACCTTCAGCGAGGGTGATGTACGGTGCGTTCCACTTGCAGATGAATTCGCAGAATTCACCAGAAGAGTTTGCTGTATCAGGCACACCAGCGATGATGCGGATAGGCAAAGAAACGGTCGTAGCGGCGCTGGAACCGTCAATGGCCACAGCAGAGTCACCAGTGGTAGTCGAACCGGAGTTCTGCACCAAGGAGACGTTGTTGCCAATCACGGTTTGCGCATAGAACGCAACAGTGGTGCCCGAAGACACGGAGGCAACTTTGAACAGGACATCGGGATCATCCACGACATAAGCCTGTGCGTCAGAAGCGACGGTGCCGGTGGGCCAGTATTGGCTCCAGCGAGGTTGCTTGGACGAAGGGTCTGTGTAGGTGCAGCCCATGAAAACACCAACGGGGGTGCCAGTGGAAGTGCCAGTGTCCTTCTCGACAGTGCCAGTGCTGACCAGCTTGACCACATCACCGTAGAAGATGTTTGCAGCATAGCCGCTTGCGATCTTCAATAGGCGGGTCGAACCAGCATACACCTGACCGCCAATCAGATTGACTGGTTTAAGCCCGTAAGGGGCAGAAACGGTAGGATAAGCCATTTTTGACTCCAAAAAAGTTAAGTGCCATTGCCAAAACGGGACACCGTAGTTTTGCGCTCGTTGTAGAGCGGCATACGGGGATCGTTCTCGCGCATGAGATTGTTGTCAACTGACTTCATCTGGGACGATGCTTGGTTGTTAAACCATGCGTTTCGTTCTTCAACGAACTCAGTGGGGGTTTTGCAAAGCATCAGGCCACCAATCACGATATTGTCCTTGAAGCGGTCGTTTTCGACGCCTGCAACGAAAATCTCGGGGTGGTCAGCAGCCTTAACCGGCTCCCAGCCTTCTTGTAGTTTCAAGGACACGTTCATGGCGTCGGCTTCGCCGCGAGTGCTGATGCGAACCCAATGGAATTCATAGCCATCCTCCGGGAAAGGAGTTGGCAAGGTCTCGGGACGAGTCCACGATTTCTTGCGGGCCGTTTTTTCACGGGTATCCAGTTCACGATTAAGTCTGTTCTCAGCCATTTTGTTTCCTCAATTCCATAGCAACCTGTTTGGCGTATTCGTTTAGTGGCACTCCGAGCCTGTTAGCCAGAGCAACTTGCGTCTTCGTCAGCGTGATCTTTTTAGGGGCCACACTTCGAGTAGCAGATGCTACGACTGTCGTCTTGCGACGACGCTCTTCAGTCACTTCCTCGTGGTCATCCGCATCCGCAAAGGACTCGGGGAACACTTGGCGCATACGAGAGTTGATCTTCTCGTAGTATTCGTCAGATCGCGGGTTGACGCCCTGTTTGACCAGCTTTTGGTGCAACCCCAGCGCAAAACTGGTCATCTCATCGTCATCTCCGAACCACTTATTCTTGGCTTGCCAAGCAGTGGCACGGTCATCAACTGACTGTGCTGGGGCGGTTGTTTGAGTTTGTACATCATACTCGTCTTCTTGTAAAGCAGGAAGTTTGAGGTTGTTTACTCGCTCAACCTTCATTTTTGCAGCAGTCAGTGCCTCTTGGGCCTCGACTACGGCATCTGCTTCGCCAGACTCGTAGGCTTTTTTGTACTTGGCCTTGGCCTCGTCATGCTCGGCAGCGGCCATCTTTTTGGCCGATTCCAGCATCGCTTCTTGGTTCTTGGAGACAGTGCCCTTGAGCTTTTTGTTCTCCTCAGCGATCTGCTGCGCGTAGCGCAACGCTTCCTCACGCTCTTTGGCGGCAGCTTCTGCTGCGCGTCGCTGGTCGTGGTAGCCCTTGCTAAAGTGTTGCAGGCGCTTGCGCACCTTTTCGGAATACTCGTCCATTTCCTCGTCGGAAAGCTCCATGGGAGCCTTGGAACGCTTCTTCCCTTGATCTTCTTCGGGGCGGTCATCGACCACCTCGATGTCAAAGTCGTCGGCCTTGGCTTTCGCCTTGGTCGTTTCGCGCTTGGCTTCTTCTTCCGAAGCACGCCCCTCGATCTTCAGCGCAAAGCTGCCGTCGCTGTTCTCGATGAAGTCTGTCTTGTCCGATGCCTTATCGGGATCGGGAAATTCAAACTCTACTTTTTGCAGTGCCATGGGTTACTCCTTATCCAGCACGCGATACGCCACGCGGGTCGGCCACGACTGCCTCAATGGAGTCGTCGTTCATCAGGCGATACTCCACGCCATTGACACTGACACGGGTGCCTGTGTATGACGCAAATACAACGTAGTCGCCCACCTTGCACCATGGGCCATTTGGGAAACGAGTGGGGTCGGTATAGGCTTGCTCGCCCATGTCCAACACCAATCCAACCGTAGACAGGATGCGTTCTTCACGCATGGTCTGCTTGGCTTTGATGATGCCCATCTCACCGATGGTTTCTTCAATCTGTGGCAGCGCCACAAGCAACCGATACCCAACAGGCTTTGGAAGCTGAGCTTCCACTTCTTCGTCAGTTACGGCGTTTTCGACTTGATCAGTCATTGTCTTCTTCTTCCATTTGAGAGCGCGAAAGGTCTTTCGTGGTTTGGATAGCAAGCTGGAGACCTCGAATCCTGCCTACTACTTCCCGATATTCGGCGAGGTCTTTAGCCCCGCCGTTTGCCAGAAACTGGGTTGCCGAGGAGACATCCTCCTCGTGTTTCATGATGAGCACGTCAAAGACGGTTTTGGCCATGGATTACTCCTTGCTGCCCGGCGCTTTGGGCTGTTGTTTTGGTGTTGCCAGCACCTTGAGGGCATCAAGTTTTAGGCGCTGCTGGGCTTGAGCTTCTTGGGACTTGACGCGCTGCATGTTCTGCTCGTTCTGCGACTGAGTTTGTTGCTGAATCTGGGCAGCTTGCATTTGATTGCGCTCTTTCTCCATAACGAGTTTTGCAGCGGCAATATCTGCGTCGGTCTGATCTTTCTGGGCCTTGCGAGTGACCTCCATCTCCTGCACCTTGACTTTGGCCTGCTCCAACTGGAACAGTGGGTCTGCGGCTTGCTGCTCTGCCTGCTTCTGCGCGGCTTGCTGCTGGTGCTGCTGGGCCAACTGCTTGCCGCCATCGGCGATGAGCTTGGACAGTTGAACCTCGACATCTTCTGGCAGCGGCTCGTCGGGTGGGGGCAGTTGCACACCGAGACGTTCTTCCATCTGCTTGCGGTAGCTGAAGCCCAAGTGCTCGGCAATGTGTGCTTGCAGCGAAGCCATGATCTGCTGAGCTTGTGGGTTCTGGCCAATCGTCTGCGCGATCATCGGGTCTTGCATAAACGACGTGTGGGTCGCAATGTGTGCCTCGTGATCTTGATAGATAAACGCCTTCATGGGCTTGCCCACCAACGCTGACATGTTTTCAGACACTGGGTCACGTGGCTTCTGATCTTCGCTCGTTGGCACGATCTTGTCGGCGTTCTTGATGCCCAGCACCTCGATCATCTGGCGGTGCAGATACGGCAGGTCATAAATCTGAGGCGCAGACTGCGACATCTGGAACACAGCTTGGTACTGCACCACACGCTGAGCCATCGTGCTGCTGTTGGGGTCGCTGACGGGGATGACATCCACCATCTCGTAGTCGGCCTTGCGAGCTTTAGCCAGACCTGTCTCGGGCTGGTATCCGTACTCCTCGGGCGCTTCTTCAGCAATGATTTTCTTCAAGAGCTTGAACTCTTGCTTCATCGCATAGTGCACTCGGGCTTGCACAGCCGCCATGGGCTTGAGCGTCCGCTCCAGCAATGCCAGCGTGGTGCCCACGGGTGCGTTTGCGCTCATGTCCGACACGTTCATGTCGCTGATCGCGCCAAGGCGACGGCCTTCTTCAGTGATCCGTTGGAGGAGTTGCAGAAGTGTTTGTGATGGCTCCTTGTATGGGAGCATCATGATGTTGTCTTTGATCGAGCCGCTCGGCACGTCCACGTCGCGGAACTCGCCGGGGTTGATCGGTGTGTCGTCACCCTTGACGCGCAAGCCGCGAGCCTTCAGGCCACCGGGCAAGTTACTCAGTGTGCCAGCGTCCACCAACTGGCGGATGATCGAAGTGCCAGCACGGGCATAGCCACCGATGATGTGGATGAGACCCAGACCATAGAAGCCAAAACCGGGCACGTACACGTAGTGCACGAAGTGGTCGTCCTTCAAGCGCAGGGGGTCATCTTCTTGCCAGTTGCGGCGCACAGAAAGAACTTCTCCTGTGCCACGGTCGATGGTCACGACGTACGGCTTGGGCAGTTCATCTTCCTCGTCGTCCACGCCGTCAATCAGCATGTCAACGCTGATCTCCAGCAGCGTGTAACGCTCGTCGTTCTGGATGGTGTAGCCACCCTCCTCAGCTTTTTTCTTCTCCACGTCTGTGGGGAACGACTGGGGGTCGCCAAGGTCAATCTCACGATAGAACCCGCTGGCCATCAGCTTGTCCATCTCGTTCTTGGTCTTGCGCATCACGTGGGTCACGCGCTCTGCGGTCTCGATGTGCGACGCACCGTATGGCACCACCACATCTTCTGCTGGCAGGTAGATAGAGACTTGACGGCCCAGCAGCGGGTCGAAGTACACCTTCTTGAACGCGCTACCTGCGAGGCCCAAGCTGTACAGCATGCGCTCGTGCTCTGGCCGGTACTCGACCATGCGCTCGGTCAACTGGAAGTTCATGTCGTTCTTGACACGCTCGGCGGCTTCTTCCTTCTCCTTGGTCACCTTGCCAAGAATCTTTGTCTTGACAGGGCCAGCGGCAGGGAATGTCTCGCTCATGGTCTCGGCTTGGAACCGGATCGCAGCTTCGGCCAGCACTGTTGAGTACACGCCACAGGCGTCGTCCCACGGCTCGGTGCGCTCCTCGTACTTGAAGCCCAGCACCTCCAGACCTTTGACGAATGTGTCCGCCCAGTCTTTGCGGGCCACCATGTCGGCCTCGAACAACTCGATCAACTCGCTCGACAGGGAGTTCAGCTTACCCTCGTCGATGTGCTCTGCGAGGTTGCACTCGAAGTCGGACTCGTCTGACGTGTCCTCGGCCTCGCCCATGATGATCTCTGCACCGCCATCTGGCAGCATGTTGACCGTGGACTCCTCGTCCATCTCGATCTCAATACTGTCACCCAAGCTCTCCAGTCCTTGCGGCGCGGAGTACAAGCCCTTGTCCATTGAATCTGCTGCTGCCATGATTTGTCCTTAGTAGTACCCGCCACGGCGGGATTTGAAGTACCTGATTTCGTCAGGCTCATCAGACGGCAATCTGATAAACCCACCCTGTCGGAATCTCATCAGCGCCATCACCGTGGAGTCCACCAAGTCATCGTGACTCATGAAGGGAAAACCTGCGATCTCCTCCACGACCTCCTCGGCCCAGCGGGTGTCAGGCACCCAGCACAGCCCAGAGCGCACGATGTCTGCCACAGAGTTTAACCGTGCCAGCTTGTCTCCGCTACCTCTGTGCGGCGTGAACTCCCCCACTGGAATACCGGTGCGGCGCATCTCTTGGTACAACTGCGTGCCCGCCGATTTCTTCTCGACGATGAACGCATCTGGCTCCCACTCCCTGTACTCGGCGTACGCGAGTTCCTTGAGTTCCGGGAACTCCAGCCGCTTCTTGATTGAGTTGAGCAGGATGATGTTGTATGTGCCGTCGTCTTGGTTCATGAACACGCCCCAAGTCGTCAGGGCGGTAAAGTCAGCGCGGTTGTGGCTTTCAGCCGCCGCGTCCAGACTCATGATCACGTACTCACATGTTGGTGGGTCTTCCTTCTCCCACAGCTTCCACCAGTCGCGCTTGACGACCGACGCCTCTTCCGACGTGGGGTTCTGCTGGTACTGCGCGTTCCACTGGAACGTGGGCATCGACGCCTTGGTGCGCAGCAGCGCCTTCATGTCGAAGAATTCTGGCCACAGCGGTTTCTGCACGATGGAGCCGTCCGGCTGCTCGGCATCCACGATGGCCGGGAACTCGATCACCTCATATTGGTCTGAGCCCTCGTTGGCTCGCATGTCCCCCGTGACGCGCCCAGTCAGGTCGTTTTGGTGCCATCGGGTTTGAACAATGGCGACCCGTCCTCCCGGCATAAGACGAGTACGGGCACCGTATGTGAACCACTCGTATGCTTTGTCAAACACGTCGAAGTTGCCGTTGATGATGTCCTGTTCGTTGTGGGGGTCATCGACAAGAAGCAAATCAGCACCACGGCCAGCCAAAGCCGAGCCAACACCACACGCAAAATACTCGCCGCCCGCACCGGTGCTCCATCGTCCGGCTGACTTGGAATCTGCTGCGAGTCCGACGTTGGGGAAGACGAGTTTGTAGGCATCTGAGTCAATGATGTTCCTGACCTTGCGGCCAAAGTCAACGGCGAGGTCTGTGGTGTGCGAGACCATCAGCACCTTCTTGTTCGGGTACTTGCCCAAGAACCATGCTGGGAAATAGATCGACACCATCTGCGACTTGCCGTGGCGTGGTGGCATGTTCACGCACACCCGGTCTTTGTCCCCCGACGCAATGGCCATCAGCAGGTTTGCCAACCTGCGGTGATGCTTGCCCACCTTGTAGTCTGGCTGCATGTGTTTGCAGAACTCAATCAGGTCGTCAAAGCACGCTTTTGCCGTCTTTCGGCTGTCGATGATGTCCGCAATCTTCTCGATTTCGGCCTGTTCTTCGGGCGTATAGGCGTCGATATTGTCCAGCATCAGCCGGATTTCTTCCTCCGTGAAGTCATCTGCACCGATGGAAGTGCTCTCAGTCATCGAAACTCTCGTTTTCCGGCTCATATAAAGCCGGTTTTTGCAGATTTTCTGCAATTTCTTGTTCAATTTTCGTTTCGGGGGCCGGTTTGAGGCCCATTTCTGCATCCACGTCGATCACGTCACCCCCAATTTCGACCGCATCGGCGGCCAGATCGGGTTTTTGGATGAGCCGCTGGAGCTTGGAGCGCAGTCTGGCCTTCAATTCGTCCGTTGACTGGTGGGTGATCGTCACTTCTGACCTGTCGGTGAACAGCCCCACGTCGCTGTGCTTGCCCAAAAGCTCCAATGCGCGGATTCTGATGCGTGGGTCAGGGTTCTGGGACTCCTCCAGCAGCCGGTTGGTCACCATGTGACGCACCTCGATGGCATGTGTGACCACAGCCTTGCCGTACTCGTCGAGGTACGACCGGATATTCAAGAGGGAGGCGGGTGTCAGCGTCGATGCACGTGCATGTGACACTGCGTTGCTGGTGTTGTGGGGGCTGTTGGCGTACGCCGCGGTCAGCGTTGCCGCGGTTTGTGCATCTTCCTCGTTGGGTTCTTGCACCTCCAGTCCATGCTCCTCTAATAGAAGGATGGAACGACAAGCAGCCTCGGCCCTTTCTCGCAGGTCGAGGTATGGAATGTCCGGGATGATCTCTACCCCGAATTCTGGCGTGAGTTCAAGTGTCATTGTGCGCAAGTCCGTGTAGACCGATGCGCAATAGTACCTGATTTTTTGAGGGTGTCAAACTTCCCTACCGGGGGTATCACACGTGGAAGAGGGGGGTGGGTCGCGTAGGTATCCTAAAAGATGTTATGGGGGGTAGTCCTATGTAACCCGCGGAGACGTACCGGTGGTTGTTCTGTAAACATGATAGGGGGTAGTCTCTACGTATGGTTAGAGTATATTTTTTAAGCGTTACCACTTTTTGGGGGTGGGGGGCATTTGTGCGGAATAGCATACCAAGGCGGCCACAGGGACTCCTAACCATACAGCGGGGGGTGGCGTACGGGTGGGTTCGGCCTATCCCCAATTCTGAAATGTTAGGGAATCCC